GTCAGCGGCAACCAACACCGGAGTCCAGTCAGCGGCAACCAACACCGGAAACCGGTCAGCGGCAACCAACACCGGAGACCAGTCAGCGGCAACCAACACCGGAGACTGGTCAGCGGCAACCAACACCGGAGACTGGTCAGCGGCAACCAACACCGGAAACCAGTCAGCGGCAACCAACACCGGAAACCGGTCAGCGGCAACCGTAGAAGGAAAAGAGAGCGTTGCAATGGCAATTGGATGCAATTCCAAAGCAAAAGGGTCTATCGGATGCTTTATTGTACTTGCTGAATGGAAGGAATTTGAAGACGGAACATACCATATTGCAGATGTGAAGTCTGCGAAAGTAGACGGAGTAAAGATAAAACCTGATACATTTTATAAACTTGTAAATGGAGAATTTATTGCAGAAGAGTAAAGGTTTGGCTCCACAGGTACCGACATACCACATGGAGCCGCGTATCTAACTTAATTTGGCTAAGTTAAATACAGGACAAGTATAACACACCTTCCTGTATTTATCAAATAAATAATTAGGAGGGCATTTTTATGTCAAAAACACACACATCCAACGAACAGAAACCACTTGCAAGCGAGATTATTTGTGATCTGGAAGCGGAAAACGCAAAACTCGAAGCGAGAAACAAGAAACTCAGTAACATTGTTTTGAAGCAGGCAGCAGTTCTTATGGAGACATTATTGCTGTTAAATGAAGAAGGTGATTTAGGAAATGAAAATGCGAGATGAGAACCAGGTTCTTTTATCAGGTGACATTCCGGCGGGGTTCGTATTCTCACATGAAGAATACGGTGGAACCAAGATGTACGAGGGAAGAATGACAATATTTAGAAAGAGTACATCCTATGACATTCTTCCGATTATTGTGCCGGAGCATATGATTTCAAGAGAAACAGAGCTGATTGCTAGTGTATATGGTGAAATGCGAAGCCGAACAGTCCGGGAAGATGGTAAGAAAAGCCTTGTAGCATATGTAAGAGCAATGGACATTCAGTACCTTGAAAGACTGGAAGAACACGATGCAAACGAAGTTTATCTGACTGGATATCTGATTAAAAAACCAACAATAAAGATGATTGGTACAAGCAACGACAGGAAGCTGGCAAGAATACTTCTGGCGGTAAACAGAAAGAAGAAAGCCGGATATACCAGATCAGATGCCATCAGTTGTTTGTGCTGGGAGGAAAACGCAGATGCCGTAGAAAATCTGGAAAAGGGAACAAAAATCAAACTCAGTGGAAGATTCCAAAGCCGGGAACTGTGGTCTGATCAGAGTCAATCATGGGTAACAGCGTTGGAAGTATCAGTAAAAAGATTGGAGATTTTGTAATATGAAGAAAATTGAAGTAAGAGAAATTAGATTGACCGATTTTAAAGGCCAGTCAGAAAAGAGAATAGGGTTTGGACACAGAACAGTCGTTTCCGGGAAGAACGGATGCGGGAAAACCACATTGGCAGACGCTCATATGTGGGAGTTTTGCGACAAAGACTACAGTTTAAAGAGTAACCCGGATATCAGACCGGATGATGGCAGGGAATGCCTACCAAGAGTTGATATTGACCTTGCGATTGATGAAAAGCCGGTAAGCGTAGCAAAATTCCAGAAACGCACAGAAAGCAAACCAAAGGACGGAAAGCCGGGCAAGGTTGCATTATCCAATAAATACGAAATCAACGGCGTTCCGAAAGCTGAAAGAGATTTTAAAGCCGATTTGAAAGAACGTGGGTTTGACTTTGATAATTTCCTGATGCTGTCTCACATGGAAATCTTCACAGACCTGAAAGATGCAGATGCCAGAAAGATTCTGTTTTCCATGTCAGACGGTGTCGGGAAATCAGATTTAGAGATTGCCAAGACGGTTCCAGACTGTGCCGAACTGGTACCACTTCTGGAAACCTACAAGGCAGACGAAATCAAAGCCATGAACAGCGCAACGCTGAAAAAGGCAGAGGAACAGTTGAAAGCCATTCCAAACCAGATTATAGGTATGGAGCATTCAAAAGTCGATGCTGATACCGCCGAATTGGAATTGCAGAAGAATGCCTTGCAGGAACAGATTTCTGACCTTGAAAAACAGATTGCACAGGCAGGGAACGAGCGTAGCAGCAAACTCAGAGCAGAACTTTTAGACTTAGGTGTTAGAAAACATTCTTTCGAGTCAAAAGCATATGAAGAAATCTCGACAAGGAAAACTGCAATTCAAATTAAAATCAACGAGTTGCAGTCAGAAAGAAATCTGAAAGCGGCCGAATTAAACAGAAAGACTTCTGCATTAGAGAGTTTTAGAGCGCAGAAGAAAGAACTTCTTGAAAAATTACAGAACGCCAGAACGCAATATCCAAAGATCAAAGATACAGAATGGGACAACACAGATCTGGAAAACATTGAATCTGAGACATTCAAGGACGCAGAGACCATTTGCCCGACTTGCGGTCAGAATCTTCCGCCAGAGCAGATTGAGCAGCTAAAGAGAAGATTTGAACAGAAGAAACAGGAAAGAATCAATCAGCAGTTAAAGGCTAATGAAGAATGGGAGCGGGACAAGAAACGCAAACTTGATGAAGTTATTCAGGTTGGAAACAAAGCGTCTGCCGATATGAAAGAAGCGCATAAGCAGGAAGAAACTCTTACATCTGAGATTTCGAAACTGACAGATGAATTAGAGCATATCAAAACTTCTCTGGATGCAGAAAATAAGAATCTGGAAGCCATACCGAAAGAGCCAGACTTCTCAGGAAACGCCAAATATCAGCAGATTCTTGCATCAATCAAAGAGAAACAGCAGGAGCTTAATTCTCTGGACGATGGCGAAGAAGCAAAGAAACAGCTTTCAGAGCAGTTATCCGGCAAGAAACAGGAATTGGCAGCAGTTAATCAGAGAATCGGAGAAGCCAACAACAACGTCCGAATTGACGAACAGATCGAGAAGCTTCAGGAAAGCCAGAAACAGTACGCACAGAGCAAAGCTGATGCACAGATGATTCTGGACGAGCTGAAATCCCTGAGTATGGCGAAGAATACTGCCTTTGAAGATGCGGTAAACCAGTATTTTGACGGGGTTAAAGTGGAACTATTCGATACGCAGAAAAATGGTGAAGTAGTAGACGCTTGCATCTGGTATGTGCAGGACAAGGACGGCAACTGGAAGAAACTGGTCGGGAACGCCAATACAGCCCTGATGATGAAAGGGAAAATTGCCATCATGGACGGTTTGCAGAAGTTTTACGGCGTGAGTTATCCGATATTCGTTGACTGTGCAGCAGAACTGGACAACAGCAGTCTGGCAGGAATTAAGGCAGATGCGCAGTTGATATTCTTGAAAGTTGCTGAGGGGGATATGACGGTAACGGAGATTTGAGAAAAGCGGAACAGCTAGGAACTTGTTTGGCGACAGCCTAGCTGCTCCACACAAAATATAGAGCAAACTATATTTGCTAATAGCATAACAGATAATTTTAGCTTAATCAAGCTACAGGTGATTTTGCACCTGAAAAGTGAGGAACGTGTTCACTCACTAGAATCCATGTAAATTTAATATTTGAGGTTTGACAGACCTATGAATTTACATGGGTACAAAACAGAAAATATGCTCTGATTCCAGAGTTCAGTGCGCTTGTAATCCTACAAAATAGCACAGGTAAGAAACGATACAATCACGCAAATAGCGTGTTGGCAAATATATAAAAATATAGAAAAGGAGAATAAAAATGGCAAAAACTTATGACATTTCAAAAGCAACAAAAGCACAGGAAAAATATTGCATGGAAAAAGGTTATCCGCATTTTGCACCACATAATGGAAAATGTTTCAGTTGCGGGCAGAATATCTATTCCGAAAAAGGAAGAACAAGAAGCGGAAAAGAATGGCAAGGAATTTCTGTTGAGAGAGCATCAAAGGAATTAATTACAGGATGTCCGTTTTGCAATAGAACTTATTGTGATTAATAGAAAAGGAGAATTGTTATGGCAAACAAAACACAGTTAGCAACAGCAGGAGAACAGCAGGCGGCAATCGTAATCAACAACTCATTCATTGATGGATTGGTTAAGCAGCTTGAAGAAAAATGCAAATACGGTCTTTCATTCCCAAAAGACTACAACCTCAGTAATGCACTCATGGGGGCATATTTGACTCTGAAAGAGACAAAAGACAGAAACAATAAGCCAGTTCTGGAATCTTGCACAGCTACAAGCATTGCAAACAGCCTTATGAATATGGCGACTCTTGGTTTGTCAGTTCAGAAAAAGCAGGGATATTTTATCGCTTACGGCGGTCAATGTCAGTTCCAGAGGTCATATTTTGGAAACATCACAATCGCCAGAAGATATGGAATGAAAGATATTCATGCTGAGATCATCTACGATGGTGATAAGTTCAAATATCATATCGAAGATGGAAACAAGGTTCTGGATTCTCATGAACAGGATTTTAGGAATATTGACAACGATAAGATTCTTGGGGCATATGCAGTAGTGCTGATGGAAGATGGAACAAAGCATTTGGAAGTAATGAACATGAAACAGATCAAGCAGGCTTGGTCACAGGGCTATGGTTACAAGGAAAACGGCAATGGAACACATCAGAAATTTACTGACCAGATGGCAAAGAAAACTGTTATCAATCGTGCATTAAAGCAGATTATCAATAGTCATGGTGATATTTTTATTCAGGAAGTCGAGGAAGCTACAGAAGAAATTCCAAAGCAGGACATTATTGAACATGAAGTCGCTTATGAAATCGAACAGAACGCCAATGCAGAAGAATTTATCCCAGATGAGCCAGTGGCAATCGAAGAACAGCCTAAACAGCCAACAGTCGCAGAAGTCGTAAAGACTGCCGAGAAAGAACCAGTTCCTGCAGCAGACAAACAGGAAACAGAGATTCCAGATTTTATGAAGCCAGAAGATATGTGATCACATATGATGTACGGCGACTGCATCAATTTTGATCGGTGCGACTCAGGAAAATTTGGGAAATATATGGCTTGTATCGGGCGGTGTGAAAACCGCCCGTACTATGAATCGGTAAAAGACTATTTCGAGAAACGAGGTGAGAACTATGAGGATTATATCTCAGGATGGAACAATCAATCTCCCGTATGAAATGACGGCATTGATTGTTTCGGAAAATTACATACAGGCGGTATTTGCCGGGGGAATACAGCAGAGTCCGTATGTGATGGCAAGCTATTCATCAAAGAAGAGCTGCGCAGATGTAATGTCAATACTGAATGATGCAAGCCTTGGAATACATGTTAAAAGCCTTGTGGGAGACGTTACTAAAATTGGAATGGATGAAGTTATATTTAGATTTCCAGAGGATGGGGAAGTATGAAGATATTAAAATCGGAAATAGATTGGGATAAAACAATAAATATTCAAATGACTTTGAAAGAATTTAAACTGCTCCAGGATTGTCTGTTTTCAGTTTCTTATGCAGAATTAGAAAAACTTCAAGAAAAAATCCCATATTCTTATGATGATATGCAGGAAACAATTAAACAGTCAGAAATAATATTAGAACAGTTATTTTGTAAATAAGGAAAGTGAGGTGATTCAAAATGTTCATGCGAGTAATAAATACAGGTAGTCAGCCGGGAAACTGCTATGCGCTTAAATCTGAATCTGGCGAAATTTTACTTTTGGATTGTGGATGCAGATATCCAGAGATTTTGAAAGGAATTTGTTACAGAATATCAGAAGTTTCGGGTTGTCTACTGACGCATGGACACGGAGATCACCTGAAATCGTTTCAGAATCTAATGCAGTCCGGCATTCAAATTTACACTAATGACGAGACTGTTGAGAGTGTAAACACAACCTCTGGTGAGCTGATGATCGGCTTACCAGAAAAGAAATCGAAGGACATAGGTTCATTCCGGGTAACGCCTTTCTACGTCCCGCACGACAAGACGCCAAACTTTGCATACATGATATCTCACGAAGAATGCGGACGGATAATATATGCGACAGATTTCTCATATTTGCCGTTCACATTCAAGAACATGAGAATAAATCACTTCCTTATAGAATGTAATCATCTTGACGAATCGCCGGAGCAGGATTCATTTAAGTTTGAACACTCCATCCGGGGGCATAGCAGCTTATCTACTGTAAAAGAGATTATCCGAGTGAACAAGACCGCTTCGCTCAGAACCATAACGCTATGTCACCTGTCAGAGGGATGGGGGAATCCGGAAGTGATGCAGAAAGAGATACAGGACGTTGCAGGAGATGATGTTCTGGTGCAGATCGCAAGACCGGGACTGGATGTTGATTTGAATTTATGCCCGTTTTGAAAGGAGAAAGAAATGATTGATTGCAAAGGAAACGAGTTAAACATTGGTGACAAAGTTGTATATATTCACGGTAAAAACTCAGATTCCAGATTACAGACCGGATTCATAACAAAATTTTATAAAAGTTATTATGGGCGTGATGAATGTAGCGTAGGAAAAGCGACTCATATTTTAAGCCATAGAGTAATGAAGCTCAGTTAAAAGGAGAAAGAAATGAAAATTTGGACAGAAGAAGAACTTATTAACGACGGAAACAGATTAAGAAATGCTGAAATTACAAATGTATCATTGAATTTTAAAGATCACGGAGTACTCACCCTTGACCTCACTCTTTCTGGCGGCGGATGGGGAGTTGTATTCGGAGGATATGTTTTAGGACATGGTTACCTTGGCTCGGAAAACTTTAAAGGTTCAAAGGCAGGGCTTGAAGCGATTATGAGAATCATGGACGTTGTTGGCGTAGATGACCTGATAGAAATGAAAGGAAAACATGTTAGAGTTGCTACGAAAGGACTTGGACATTCAGTGAAAATTATTGGAAATTTCATTAAAGATGAATGGTTTGATTACGAAAGTTTCTTCGAGGATGAGAAACCACCATTTGTGGAGGATTAAGCATGGTATCAGCAAATTTAAAGGACTGGAAAGAAGTCACCAAAGGCATTTACAGATATGTGATCTCTGCAAATGCTGCATATGAAATCCACATTAAATATTGGAATATGGACACAGACATTTTAAGTGCGAATGCAAGTCTATACATTGTTGGCGATTGGTGCTCAGATGATGGTAAAAATACCAGAGAAAGAGAATGCTTGCTTGAGTCAGGACCGGTTATGGCTTGCCTTGGCGAGGCTGTAGAGGATGATAGAGAGAATAACAGTTAATTAAAAAAGCACCGACTATTTATCGGCACTTTTTACAAAATCTTGGAGAACAGTAATGACCAGATTGTTAAAACTCCTGTTCTCCTGCTTGGCAATTTGCTCGAGTTGTTCTTTGAGCTGTATCGGGAACGTGATGTTAGTTCTGGTCTTATCAGACTTGATAGTCATGTGAAATCCCTCCCTTGTTTTTAGAACATTGTAGCATTTTTGCCTGTCGGTGTCAATCAGGTACCAAAGTGGTATCATTTTTATCTTGCAATATAGGTATCGAAGTGGTATCATAATGGTATCAAAGACACACCGAAAATGAATCGAGGTGATAAGTTTTTGAATAGTAACTATAAAAATTTTGTAAAAGCTAAGGCAATTGAAGCCGAGAACCGTAAGAGATGGCTCAAACTCAATCCAAATTTGAATGATAATTCGGGAGTCTATATTTTACGCAGAGTTGATGAAGACGGATTCAAGTTTGGGTATGCAGGGCAGGCAAAACATATACTCACCAGATTGTGCCAGCACAGCGCAGGGCATCAGCAACACATTGATTTGAGCCTTAAGAAACATGGCTTATATTCAGAAAACAATCCCTACGGATGGAAAGTGAACTGTGAGAATTTTTCCGAAGTTAACCTTGATAAAGCCGAACAATTTTACATCAAATGGCTTGCAGATCAAGGATATCAGCTCAGAAATAAGACTGGCGGCTCTCAGGGAGTAGGCAAGAAGCAGATTGATGAGTACAGACCGGCAAAAGGTTATTATGATGGTTTAAAGCAGGGCAAGAAATCCCTCGCCAGAGAACTATCATACATCATAGACACACACTTGCAAGTTTCACTGAAACCAGAAAAACAGAGCAATAAAGTATCAATCCGGGCTTTAGAAAGGTTTCAGAACTTGATTGATGAGAAAACATACGAATAAAAAATGAAAGGAGCTTGCCTTCATGTGACGTAAGGGTGCACCGGGCTTCTTTGAAATATGAAATTAAAATGTGAAATATACAGAGACTCAATGCAAAATTACAAGAAATATGCAATTCCAAGAGCACAGCTCGTTATAGCTGATGTTCCGTATAATGTAGCGAATAATTTTTACGGGAGCAACCCTATGTGGTATGTAGGGGGGATAATAAAAATGGTGAAAGTAAACTAGCAGGAAAAGCTGCCTTTAATTCAGATTTTAATTTTAACTTATATGAATACTTTCACTTTTGTTCAAGAATGTTAAAAAAAGAAGATACAACACCTGTGCCAAGAGGAAGAAGTAGCAATTCTCCATGCATGATTGTATTTTGCTCGTTTGAACAAACACAAACATTGATTAAAGCTGCTGAAAAACATGGTTTTGTACATTATATCCCACTTGTTTTCATAAAAAATTACAGCCCTCAAGTATTAAAAGCAAATATGCGTGTGGTTGGAGCTACGGAATACGCATTATTGTTTTACAGAGACAGGCTTCCTAAGTTTAGGAACGGCGTTCAGACTGACGAAAATGGAAAAACAATCAGAGGTACAGGGCACATGGTTTTTAACTGGTTCGATTGGGAGAAAGATGGAAAAGATATTCCTAAAATTCATCCGGCACAAAAGCCAGTCAAACTTTTAAAAAGATTGATTGAAACGTTTACTGATCCCGGAGATGTAGTAATAGACCCATGTTGCGGAAGCGGGACAACGTTAAGAGCTGCACATGAAATAGGAAGAAATGCTTTCGGATTTGAAATTGATAGAAATTTCTTTAAGAGAGCAAAAGAAGAAATGCTTGTTTTTGAGGAAAACAGTCAGATAAGCATAGAAGATTTTTTGTAAAGGAATCGTGAATATGGACGCATTACGGCATCAAAAACACATGCAATGGATGCAGAACCGAAAGGATATTTATTATTTCATCCGTAAATACGCAATGTCTCACAAAGGGACTCCAACAACCAAGAAGATATCTGAGGAACTAGATATCAGCAGGAGTGCTGTTCAAAGGCATCTAAGACAGTTTGAGGACGATGGATTGATCGTATTTCACGGAACTGGTTCGCACAGGACATACGAACTGATAGGAGTAAAGAAACATGAAACTGTATGACGTATACGACGGTTCAAAGTATATCGGGGAGCTGACGCTTGCTGAAATATCAGAATTGACAGGAAAGACAAGAAGTCAGATATCGCAGGCAATCAGCGGGGCATATGACATTAACGGAAGATATGCGGTCATATATGATGGGCAGCAAACAATCGCATACTCAAACAAGAATGATCGTAGGATGTTGATGGAATTTGACATTCTGACTCAGAACATAAGGAGGGCTGTCAGTGGGAAAACTGAAGATTAAAAAGCCAAAAAATCAAAGAAGCTTAATCCCGGCGCCACTTAACATAACTGGTTTTACAATGGAGCAGGCTTCCAGGCAGACTGGCGTAAGAATCGAATCTCTTAAAGCGTATTTGGATTCAAAAGAACAGGAGATTAGAGAACAGACAGTTAAAGAATTTCAGGAAAAGCTGTGGAAAGCAGAAGATTATATTGCTGTGGCAAATATTTTAATTTCTGTTATTGCAATCAAGAAAGCATGGGGATTCAAGAAAGCAAACCAGAATTTCATTGATAAGATTACTGAAACAGAAAAATATGTTGAGGAAATCGGCGTTGAAGCAGCATATAAGGAAGTTCAGGAAGAAATGGGTTTGCAGATTGAATTTGATTCTTTTGATATTAACAAGGAATTTGGGCTTGGAGAAAGCGAGGTGATGCCAGATGCAGAAACAGTTAATAATTGATTGTTTCGCAGGCTGAGGCGGAAAACCAGAAAGAAAGAGGGTTAACAACAGGAGGAACAAAGAATGAAGTTTCTGGACTTTTTCGCCGGAATAGGCGGATTTAGAAAAGGGATGGAAGCAGCGGGGCATGATTGTGTCGGATTTTGTGAATTTGATAAATGGGCGGTAGCAAGTTACACGTCCATGCACCTGATAACAGAAGAACAACGACAATATTTGTCAACGCTGACACTGAAACAAAGGCAAAAGGAGATATTAAAAGATGAATACAGAAACGGTGAGTGGTACGCAAATGACATTAGAAGAGTGTATGCCGGAGACATTCCAAAAGCCGACTGCTGGTGTTTCGGATTCCCTTGCCAAGACATCTCAGTTGCAGGAAAGCAAGTCGGATTTCAAGGAAACCGTTCAAGCCTGTTTTTCAGAGTTATGTACCTTATCGGACAACTCAAAGAAGAAGATAAACCCACTTACCTTTTCATTGAGAACGTTAAAAATCTGCTTAGTGTTAATGGAGGATGGGATTTCGCCAGATTGCTCATTGAAATGGAGCAGTGGGGGTATGATGCAGAATGGCAGGTGCTCAACTCCAAAGATTTCAGAGTGCCACAAAACCGGGAAAGATGTTTTATTATCGGACATCTTAGAGGGAGAAGTACCTCAAAAGTATTTCCTATCGAAGGAACAGACGGAGAAAATAGTGTTCAAATAATTGGGCACAAAGATGGGTACAGAAGAAATACACAGGTATTTGCACCAGACGGATTAACAGAAACACTTGATACTGGTCAAGGTGGTGGAAGAGGGCATCATGTAGAATTGCCGTGTTTTATTGATTTGAGTTATCAAAAAACAGAGTTAACCAATAAAGCAAGGCGCTTACAAGCCAGATACAATAAAGGCATTGCAAATCATAAAGCTGAAGTAAGTGGAGTTGCAATAAAAGTCATAGGAGAAGTTAATTCGTCACAAGACGGAAAAGTGATTGGGATTGATGGAATAGCAAAATGCCATTCGGCAGGACACAACAACAATCCGAAGATTGCAATTCCAGTTTTGACACCAGATCGCGTAGAAAAACGTCAGAATGGCAGACGGTTTAAAGATGATGGAGAGCCAATGTTCACATTAACATCTCAGGATAGACACGGGGTTGCAATTGATCCGCTCGGAGTATTGCGTAACGTTCGCACAGAATATGGAAAAGAATTTGCTAATACCCTAGATACAAGCTGCAATCAAGGAATATTCGTGCAGGTATCAGAAGAATTAACGGTATATGCAGTCTGGTATGAAAAATATCAGTGTTACATAGCAATTCGGAAGCTGACACCGAAAGAATGTTTTCGACTACAAGGGTGGTCCGATAATTATTTTGAAAAAGCACAGTTCGTAAATTCTGACAGTCAGTTATACAAGCAGGCAGGAAACGGAGTAACAGTGACAGTTATAGAAGCCATAGCAAGGAAAATGAAAGTGGAGAGCGTAAAGCTGCGCCGGTGATTTATTTGCAGAATAACGGACAGGTAGCGTTTGGATAGGAGAAAAATGAAGTTTAAACATAGAAAGGAATAACATTTATCCTCGTGAAACGAGGTTCCACCTAATCAGAATAGGTTGGGTAAAATTTGATAAATGCTAGACTGGAATGTCTTGGTTCTCCTGCATAGTGCAGAACAGACTAACGGTCAGAGGTAATAACTCCCAAGGCTATAAAGCAGATTGTAAAATTGCCATACGGATATTTGTAGTATGGCGTGTGAAAGAATTAATTGAAAAATCCATAGATAGATTGAAGCTGGCAAGCGATATTTCGCTAAAACATTATAATAAACCACTTGTATGTGAGTATTCCGGAGGAAAGGATTCAGATGTACTTCTGGAACTATTCAGAATATCTAAAATCCCGTTCGAGGTACATAATTCGCATACCACTGTTGATGCACCGCAGACAGCAAGACATATCAAAAATGTGTTTTCTGAATTGGCGAGTAAAGGCGTTAAATGTGAGATTGACTATCATGTACAGGAAAACGGAAAACGTCTTACAATGTGGAATCTTATTCCCAGAAAGCTAATGCCACCTACCAGAATCGTTCGGTATTGCTGTTCAGAACTGAAAGAAGGTGGGAATCCCAACAGAATGATTGCGACAGGTGTTAGATGGTCTGAAAGCAGTAAGAGAAGCAACAGAAGTCCATTTGAAGTACTAGGACAGACAGCAAACAAAAGCATCGGAGTTTCTGATGAGAAAATGCTTATCACTGACAATGATAATACTAGAAGACTGTTTGAAAATTGCCAGATGAAAGCAAAGGCGGTAGTTAATCCAATTATTGATTGGACAGATCAAAATATCTGGCAGTTCATTGGTGAGAAAGACGTTCAGGTATGCGAATTGTATCAATGTGGATATGACAGGTTAGGCTGTCTAGGCTGTCCGCTTGCATCAAAGAAGCAGAGGGAAAAGGAAATGTACGATTTTCCAAAGTACAAGCAAGCCTACATACATTCTTTTGACAGAATGATTGAGGAACGCAAGCTGCGCGGAAAAGATACCAAGTGGAGTTGCGGCGAAGAAGTTTATCTATGGTGGATGCAAGACAATAATGTAGTTGGTCAGATGGAGTTATCTGATTTTATTGAATATTAAAATCATGGAGGACTGCACAATAGCGTGTCAGTTACTTACATGGGGAAAGTGAGGATGGAAAATGAAATTATATTTCTACATTTTAGACAATGACAGAGAATTCAATCCGGAAACTAGAACATTCGGAGACCCTGTTTTTAAAGTCAGAGTTGAGGAATGCGAGGTAATTGAGAAACCAAAGACGTACAGAGCAGTAGCACAGTTTCCAGAAAGACTTTACATTGGATATGTAAAAAAAGAAGATATTGGAAAAATTTCTGGTTCTTCAACACCGTACATTGTGTTGGAAGAACCTAATTATCAGTTCGTAAAAGAAACATTCTTGGAAAAATACAATAATGATATTCGCAGATTTAAAAACATAATTGCAATGTACGAAAATAAGATAGCTGCGGTTGAGAATTACAAGGAGGACGCAAAATGTTAATCAGAAGTCAGAATAAAGAGATATTAGTTAATTTTAATGTATCAGCTGGTATCGAAATTGCAGAAGGGACTACAAAAACAGTTGTAACATCATATATCACTGGATGCAGTTATTTACTCGGAGAATATTCCACCAGAGAAAAAGCTATGAAAGTACTGGACATGATTCAGGATGCATATGCAGATGCAAAATTAAATGAAATTCTTCTTCCTGATGTCTGCAAATCGGCTAGTGAATCTCAGAGGGGAAAAGATAATACATCAATTGCAAAAACTATTAGAAAAGATTTTATGAAAAAAATGATATTCCAGATGCCAGAGGATAGTGAGGTGGAAGTATGAGCGATGCAATGGAACTTATCCAGAATAAAGACGGCACATTTAGTGCATACGATGATACCTATGACGTTGTAATACACTGTAAATCGGAAGATGAACAGAAGAAAGTTATTGAGCATTTAAAATCTATCAGCTGGATTCCGGTCAGTGAGAGATTGCCGGAGAAACATAAAGATGTAATTGCAACTGTTAAATATAGTGGTTTTTGTGGAATGTACGGAAAGTGGTTAAAGACAGCGTCCATTAATGACTATGGTGAATGGAACGGAGAATGTATAGGCGGTGAAGTTATTGCATGGATGTACTTGCCAAAACCATATAAGGAGGACTGAATAAATGTTAAAAATAATACGATGCGAAGGAGATGGGCAAGGTAGCTGCAAGGGATGCAACGATAAAGGCATCTGGAACAGACACTGGGCGTGCTTCTTATACAAGATAGAGGGGCAGGAAGGCTGCTATTGCGACAAATGCACAAAAGAAATTATGAGGAAAGAGGAGAAAGACTGAACATGGAAATGTTAATTTTTGAGAAAGACGGCAAGACCTACACCAGATTCAAGATCACGTTAAAAGAGTTTAAATTAAAGTTTCTGAGAAATCTGCTGACAAAATACGGTATTGACACATCAGGGCCGGTCAAGAAGAACAGCAGATACATTTACTTCGAAAAGGATGGAGACTGGATTAATGGGAAGATGTAAATTAGAATGCCCGGACGGTGAAACAGAATGCTACATCTGCTGTACGAAACAGGATTCCTGCCAGTGCAGATGTGATGAGATGGACAGTTATGAATATGCGGAGGAGTGCGAAGATTATGAGACTGATTGATGCGGATGCAATGAATGAAGAGTTATTTTACAAGCAAGTTGGAGGAAAAGACAGTTTAATTACGGCAGAAAGTGCGTTTAAAATGATTGACGCGCAGCCGACCGCCTATGATGTGGAAGCAGTTGTGGAGCAGTTGGACACATACATAACAAAGCTGGTCGGAAGAAATTCCGCGCTATATCAGACAGTTATGCAGATTGTGAAAGGTGGTGGGTTGAATGAGAGAAATTCTTTTTAAGGCAAAGCGGATTGGAGACGATGGATGGGTTGAGGGATATTATCAGAAAAGACATAACTTTTTAGGAAACGAAGAACATTTAATCTTCCCTGTAGATAGTCATACAGTATGGGAATACACGGAAATTAATCCAGAAAACCTCTGCCAGTTCACGGGACTTTGCGACAAGAACGGGAAGAAAATTTGGGAAAATGACATTCTGATGGCACACTTGGACGAATCCTATCCAGAGGATGTGACATATGAAACCATTGAATGGGGCGTTGCCGGATGGGTAGGACACGAAACTGGTAGCATAGATAGAGAATATATTGATAAGTTTGATCTGGAACATTTCGAAGTGGTTGGAAACATTTTCGACAATCCAGAATTGTTACAGGAGGAACACAAATGAGTAGTGAAAGTGTAAGATTCGGAACAAAAGCGTATGTATGCGCAAGATACTTTCTTAGACCGGGCAAGTGCTTCAAATACATCGACCAGCGCGGTGAAGACACCACAGAACACGTCTATGAGGTCATGGCATTATATCCGTACTGTGTCCTGCTAAGAGATACCAGAAACGGGGTCAGGACTTGCCCGGGATACAACACGTTGAGTCTAATGCTGAGAGGAAGTGAAGTGAATGAGTAAATCAGTATTAGTAATAGATACACCAGAGAATTGCTATGATTGCCCGTTCGGAACTTCATACTGCGGCGAACTTGAATATGAGGGTTTGTGTGAATTAGCTGACTGTTTAGACTGCGATGAAATTCTGATAACAGAAGAACATTATGATTGTGAAAGTAAATCAAAACCTGTTTGGTGTCCATTGAAGCTGTTACCAGAGAAGAAAAGTACAACTGCACCCGTGAGCAATTACGAAGTGCAGAAAAACTTATTTGCCGACGGTTGGAATGCCTGCTTGAGAGAAATTACAAAAACAAGCGATGAAAATGAGCGATAAAAAACAAGCGATAAGAGGTGAAAGAGATGGAGAGATTAACAAAACGGGAAGATGATAGTATCACATATAACGAAAAACGAGAGTTTGAGTGTGGTGAATATTGCGATAGCTGCTCACAGGGTGCAGGAAATTGCAAAACAGTAGAGAATATGATTAAAAAACTCGCCACTTATGAAGACTTAGAAGAACATGGCTTGCTTGTGAGGTTGCCGTGTAAAGTTGGAGATGATGTGTATATCATTCCAAGTCCAACTGTTTACAGATTAAATATTATTAATGGTTATGAGAAGCTCAATAAAATATGCCATCAGCATGTTGGGACTATTGTGATTACTGCTGGACATTGGTACGCGACAAGTCGTGAAGAATATGGCGTTTACAATGAAAAAGTTCTTAATGATATTGCTTTTGGAACGACATGGTTTCTCACCCGTGAAGAAGCCGCGAAGAAGCTGGAGGAGATGAAGAATGACAAGGCCTGAGATTACGGCAGAATTATCAACCATGATTGAAAAGAAAATCAATCCGAACAACGATCCTCGTATCTACTGGGCAAAAGAGGTGACGTTTGATTATTCTACAAACCATGCAGTTAGAGTGGACTATATGAAATTTGTTCCAGTGAACAATAGTGTTTCCGGGATAGAAAAAGGTGATTGCTATTGCTATGAAATCAAGTCATCTATTGAAGATTTCAAATCTGGCCATGGATTGAATTTCATTGGAGATTACAATTATTTGGTTATGCCAGGGGAATTAGCTGCAACAGTATCTTTGAAAATCCCGTATCATGTAGGAATATATGTCCCAGAAGGAAACGAACTTATATGTGCCAAGAAAGCCAAACGAGCCAACAGAGCGAGGCCTGTATCTGAAATACTTCTGATGATGTTTCGGTCTGCAAACAGAGATTACAGGAAAACGGTAAAGAAACTGGAGGAGATGAAGAATGGCTGAATATGTCAAAAAATCAGATGTAATAAAAATCATGGAGGATAATTCTTACATTATGGAAGTGTTTGGTGTTAAAAAGAAAATGATTGATGGGTTTGCGATGTGTTGCGATTTTGCAGACTTAAAAATTGTTGAGATTGATGATGAAGAGGAGAACTAACATGCAGCAGAGAAGAAATTGGATGTGATGAAAAATGAATAAATGTTGCGCTAGCCAAGATGGAATATGTAGAAACTATATCTTATTCGGTACTAAATGCGATGGATATAAAGAAAAATGCACACTGAGGCCATGTTATAAAAACCTCGAAAAGATGGCAAAAGGTTATCAACATAATTTGAGAAAAATGTTTGGAGTGGAGGATTAATATGAAACCAGAAGAAGCATTAAAAGAATTAAGCTATGATAGCACGGCTTATGGTGGTAAATGTACGCATGAAGTTAGAATGGTTGCAGTTAAGGCATTAAAAAAGCAGATTCCAATGAAAGTTTTGTACGAAGATGTTGGATATGACTTTCATCGTGATGTAAACCTGTACGCCTGCATATGCCCGTCATGCGGACTGCATATTATTGAGTTTTCGGATATTGATGTAGATTCTGGGTGTAACAGCGATAGTCCAGAAGATATGTTTCGTTCTAGCATGGTGCATCATGCGTATGTTGGCATGAATAATTATTGTAACAGGTGTGGACAGAAATTAGATTGGAGTGAGGAAAAATGATAGAAATAATATAAAAACTGATAATATGCCACTTGATTGGAGATTATGTTCTTCAAAACGATTTTATCGCAAAAACTAAAGGAGAAAACTGGTATCACTTACTGGTTCATTGCCTTCTTTATTCAGTTCCTTTTTACATAGTGTTCGGGTGCTCATGGAAACTTGCTTTTGTAATGGCTATGCATATAGTAATTGACCCTTTAAAGGCACGATACAACAAGATAAGTTACATGGCAGACCAAATTATACATTATGTGACACTTTTAGTTTATTTATTCTAAAAAAGGCAGGAATTATGGCAGATAAAACATGCAAAACTTGTATTGAAAACGACAACGGGCTGTGTGACCGCAAAGGCATCCTGATAGAGGAAGATGATAGCTGTGAAAATCACACAAAAAACTGGATGGACTCTTTAATGGAGAAATTCATCCGAAAATCAATGCGGTAAGGACGGAAATGTCCTTGTCAGACGGGAAGGTGGCTAAATGACAAAGGTGAGTTGGATTCGATTAGAAATAGATATGTTCGATAACAAAAAAATCCGGCATATCAGAAAACTTCCAGAGGGGAACAACATCGTTCTAATCTGGATGATGCTCCTGACGATGGCAGGGCGTTGTAATTCAAACGGGATTATTTTTTTGACAGAGAATATTCCATATACAAATAAAATGTTGGCTGACGAGCTGGACTTTGATGAGAGTGTGATCGAACTTGCACTTACAATTCTTGAAAAATTCGGCATGATAACCAGAGATGGAACATTGCTTTCAATTCCCGGATGGGAAGAGCATCAGAATATTGACGGGCTTGAAAGAATCAGAGAGCAGACAAGAAAACGGGTTGCCGAGCACAGAAAACGCCAGAAAGAATTATCAGAGGAAGAACGTACGCCGAAGATTCCAGAGCAGATTTCTTGCGAAAAAGATTTAGTCAAGCCCGGAGATGTTCAGAAAGTTGTTGATGAATGGAACAAGCTTCAGCAGTTCGGGATTCAGCCAATCGCAAGAATGACAGCAAGGCGAACGCAAATGCTGAAAGCAAGAATCCGAGAATATGGCATGGATAAGGTAATGGAAGCTCTGAGGAACGTAAAAAACAGTGACTTCCTTATGGGGAAGAAAACTGATTTTATGATAAATTTTGAATGGTTTGTGAAACCAAACAACTTCTTAAAGATACTCGAAAACAAATACCACAACAGGGAGGATATGCGAAATGGAGCTGACGCAACTCAAAGAAATGTCGAACCAATCATCCCACTTGGAGAATGGAATGGAGAAGAATCAGACACCCCGTTCGCTTGAATGCCCTGAATGCGGGGACAGCGGGTGGAGATGGGTAAGAGATGCAAGTGGTATTCCCTATTGCGAGGAATGCCCTTGCGGAATCAGAAAAAGAATAATCCTTGAAAATCAATTGAAATTTGCAGAGCTTCCAAACGTGTTTAAAGGCTCAAATTTCAATGATTTGAAGTCAAGTGTATATTTGAACGCCGAGAGCCGAAAAGTATTTTCTCAGGCGGCTCAGGCGGTAAATTACTGGTTTAAAAATCTTCCTGATATGCAGAAGAAAGGAATAGGGCTATACCTTTTCTCAAACGCAAAAGGTTCTGGCAAAACCAAAACAGTATGCAGCTTGGCGAATGAAATTATGAAGAAATACCAGAAGCCAGTAAAGTTCACCACATCCCTCAGGATTCTTGATGAGATCAAGAATACATGGGGAGACAAAGGGAATACGGAAGGAAAGTTGATAGAGGATTTGTCCAGAACAGAAATCCTTATCATTGACGACTTCGGCGCTGATTCTGGTAAGGAGTGGATTAACGAAAGATTCTATAGCATTATCAACGGGCGGTATGTCGACAGGAAAATCACTATATTCACGAGCAACTGCCAGATATCAGAACTGAAATATGACGAGAGAATCACAAACAGGATTCTGGAGCGATCACTTGAAATCCCATTTCCAGAGGAATCTGTCAGAGAACATATAGCACAACATTTGAAAATGAAGATGGTACAAGGAATGCGAGGTAAAGAGAATGAAAATAGCTGTTAAACCATGGGGCGAAATGTCTTTCAGAGAAATTCAGAATTTAAAAGAAAAGCAATGTAAGCATTGTGATTATTTTTCAAAGAATAATTCTGGAGGGTTATCATATGGAACTTGCGATTACATCCTTATTAACGATCGCATGAGAGGATGCCTACCGACGGAATGCGTAATGAAAGGGATTTTTAAAAGAAGAACAGGAACAAAAAGAAGAGCAGCTTTGAGAATTTAAACCTTTGAAAGGAAAAGAAATGAGAACAATAAGCGAAATGTATAAACGTTCCGGGGGAACAGCATATCAGCATAAATGTTCTGAATGTAGATTCTATAGGGACGGAAAGAGGGGAAAATGTCTGATGTACGGCGGTGATCGGGACTGGCATGGAAATTTTATTGCCTGTAAATTCTTCAATCTTGAAGATGATATGCCGGAAGGACAGATGCATATTTTTGATTATGTGTGAAAGAAAGGAGGAACGAGGAGCCGCTGGCCAGCGAAAGGATATCCCGGTTCCTCCTTATTTTTTATGAATAATGACGACTTGAAATATGCAATTGAGAATGGTATCATCAATTTGTCTCACATACAAGAGCAAGTTGAAATGAATAAAAGGGAAGAAATTTTAAAAGAATACAGGGACAGTATATGGAAGGCATCTGACGGATATTGGAAAATCCGTATGACTTATGACGAAACCGGACGGCGGAAGATGTTCAAGCGTCGGTCTAAACAGGATTTAGAGGACCTGATCGTAAAGACGCACCGTGAGAAAGCAGAGAATCCGAAGATTAAGAGTGTGTTCGAGGAATGGGCGCAGCGCAAGGTTGATTTGAATAAGATTTCAATACAAACTTATCAGAGATATCAGCAGGACTTTAATCGTTTTTTTGGGACCATGGGCGAACGCAGAATTAAGAACATTGAGTCAGAGGATATCAGCAACTTCCTGGAAGAACAGATCAGCGAACACAATCTAACCGCAAAGGCATTCTGTAATCTCAAGACAATTACCAGAGGTACCCTGAAATGGGCGAAGCGTAACAAGCTGATTGATTGGAACGTGCAGGAATTATTCTATGACTTGGATGTCACCGATAAATCTTTCAAAAGAAATATCAAAGAAGATTCGGAAGAAGTATTCAACGACGCTGAAATGGACAGGATGATTGACTACTTGAAAGACAATCAGGACATAGTAAATCTTGGCATTATGCTTATGTTCGTAACCGGGCTGAGAGTTGGGGAGCTATGCGCTTTGAAATGGAATGACTGGCTACCACATATCAGTACGATTAAAGTCAGAAGAACGGAAGTAAGGCATTTCGAAAACCATAAAGGCATTTTTGAAGTAAAAGACTTTCCGAAAACAGAAGCAGGCGTAAGAAATGTAGTGGTTCCTCAGGGGTGTATATGGATATTACAGAAGCTTAGAAATATGTCGACATTCTGCGAATATATATTTTCCAAAGATGGAAAGCGATTAAATACTTATTCGTTCAGAAACCGGTTAAGAACAGTATGTAAGAAAACTGGCTGTATTCAAAAATCACCGCATAAAATACGGAAAACATATTGCACTATACTACTCGATCACAGCATAGATAATCAGATGGTCACATCACAGATGGGCCACACAAATATTTCGTGCTCCGAGAATTATTATCACAGAGACCGAAAGGACCTCAAGAAAAAGCAGAAAATCATGGACAGCATAGATGAGTTTATGGTAGTATCAAATTAACTTTGGTTATTTCAGCAGAGGGAACAGCAAGGGAACAAAAAGGAACACCTTAAAAATGTTAGAAATGTTGATTTAATAGGAAAGATAGCAGTTTTAAAATACGTTCGATTCCCGTACTGGCTGCTACGAAAACCTTGTAAAATCAAGGCTTTTTGTGCTTTTTAGAGGTGTTTAAAAGTTCGAGGGAACAGGCTAGGGAACAGGTAAGGAACAAGAACAAATATTCGAATTAAAACCATAGGAGGAAAACTTGTGTGTGAGACACAGTAAAAACCATCGTAGACGGCAGAAATGCGGTCTTTTTTTGTTTCCCAAATTATGTTAATATGGTTGTATGGAGGTGGTGTTGTGATACATACCGCATATGATGTGATGAAAGAATATCTGATAACCGGTGCAGAACTTGATGGACAGTTTCAGATACCAATGCTGCCGAAAGTAGATTTCTCAGCAGGCAAGTCGATTGACTTTGCGTCTTCAAAATCCAGATCATTGAAAGGTCACAAGGACCTGACCGTAAATTTTTACATTGACGACAAAAGCTTTCTACAGGTATGGAATCAGCCTGACCAGTACATTGAGCACTTAAAATGTTTCAATTCAGTTTGCAGCCCAGATTTCACAATTGCTTCCGGGATGCCAAGCGCGTTGAACATCTACAACCTGTACAGAAACCATGCTTTAGGCTATTATTGGGCGATTATGGGCGTTAAAATAATTCCGTCCGTAAATATTATCAGTCCGAAGGAAATGCCGTGGATATTTGATGGAACGCCGCACAGAAGCACTGTATCATGTTGTACCAATGGCAGAGTGCGGTCAAAGTCTGCCAGAATGGAGTTTTGCGAGAATTTTAAGGAAATGTTGGATGCGATAGAGCCGGCAAAGGTTGTGATCGTAGGTATCGTGCCGGATGAGCTTAATGTGGATGTGCCAATTATAAACCTCAATTCACGAAGCCAGAACATGAAGGAGATGTTCAGAAAGGAGTAGGCATGGGAACTATCAGCAGGGAATCAGCGAAGCGCAGGAGTAAGGAAACGAGCCGGCAGAAAAGGCGTAGGAGTAAAATTTCTGATATTACAAGAAGAAAGAATACTACCAGAAAAGACGAATTGAATGTAATGAAATAAAAATTTACATCACGCCGAGGCACGTTATAGGAATTTGTATACAAAATGCACAAAATAAAAAAGTCGCAGGTCTGAATTAGTCTCAGATTTCTTCGATTTTTTTCAGATTTTCCCAGTTCAAACCGTCCCGGTTTTGATGCTGTCTCTGATTTGTCGTACATTTTCTTGGTGTTCTCGCCCCGTCCCGGGACCATCCCGGGAACCTCTAACCGATCAGGAACAGACCGCCACCGGAAGCCCACGAAACCGCACCGCCCGGCATGATCTGGCAAAACCAGAGCCAAACAACACAGCTCGCCGGGGATAACCCGGGAGCGGACCGGGAACAGCTGTGGAAGTACCGAACCAGTACCAGACACAGCCAGAACCAAAACCAATTCTAATAGAACACTATAAAACACGTTTAAAAGCGTTTTCATGCAACTACGGTAAAATATACAGGGAACACATAAAACACGCTTAAAAAGCCAAATACGGCGTTATAGAAGTATTTAAGGTACAGTCGCCCAAACAAAAACGTCTAAAAGCGTACAGAAATAAGACCGCCGGAACGATCATCAACAAAGTCCGCATAGCTTCGCACAGTCTGGAAGTATAAAGACCAGACCGGGCAAAGCGTCCGCGCAACTATACAAAATAATAATAACCCCGTTGTGCTCTGCCGTCAATCCCTGTTATTAACTCGATATTTGAAGATTTAATGCGGTTTTATATACTTGTGATAAAATATACCGGAATCGCGCTAAAAGCCGTTAAAACGTCAAATAGGAGCTAATACAACTATATGTAATTGCCAATGTGCATCAAACCGGAGAACAATCCCCGGCGAAGTCCCGGCACAGGTCGCGAACCACCGCCGCCCGGAGCGGATGCAGGACACCAGAAAAAGAGCAGCGCTTTACTGCTCTAAATCAGAATATTTTTCTAAAAAATTCAATAGTTCCGAATCTGTAAGGCTTGCAGCTTCTTTACAGATTTGGTCATATTCTCCAATATATTCCATCGACCCGGCTACAACCTCAATTGCAGCCTGTTCTAATTTTTTTCTTTTAGCTTTCGACATAATATTCCTCCTATTATAAACTTAATCTACTTACTTTCACAGTCGCATCTTTTTCAAAATTTTGCATGTACTCATCTTCCCAGACCTCTGTTTTGATAATATTCATGTACATTTCTTTTAATTCTTTCTGAGTCATAGCTGTTATATCTCCTTTAAAATCTCAAGAATCTTTTTACAAGCTACAATATATTTTTCTGTCAGCACTTCATTTTTGAAGTGTTCGCCACGTGTCCGGGATTCGAGCCAGTCAATAACGCCGGCGCGGTTGTTTCTCAGCTCCTCCAGAAACTCATCATATGAGGAAAAGTCCTCATTTTTGATAAGTTCCGGGACAAATCGAGCAAAGCCAAATATTGCATTTAAGCCGTTTGGCTCCCTGTAGATGCAGCCGCCGTAAAACTTGCTTGCGGTTCCGTCACAAGTTTTGTGAAGTGCTTTGCAGCCATAACACATTGTGTTATATGTAAGGCTGTCGAGTGCCTGCATTGCTTCTTTTCTTCTTTGCTCCTGTTCAGAAGTTAAAATCATAGTGTTTTTCATAGTTCTCTTACCTCTCTTTTCTTATTTTTTTGAAGTCCGGCGGTTGCGTTGGGGCTACGGCTTGACCGCCGCCGGAGGGAATTTATTTAGATGGTTTTTCGTATCGAATAATTTCAACCTGTTCGCCGGTGGACTTTAGAACACCGAACCCGTTAAACATCGGGCCGTTAAGCCCTAGTAAGAGTGGTTGCCCTTGTAGTTCGTCCCGGTGTGCCGGGTTTTCGCTATATCCGTAAATAAGCGATTTGAACTGCTCAGCGGTTTTGATCTCTTTCGGAAGATCATAAACAACGGTTTCACCTGTAAACATTTTTCCTGTAATCATTGATTTTTCTCCTTTTCTGTGATATTTTATTTTTGCTGGTATTTTAATAATTTTTATTTACGGCCCCGGAGTTTTACGGGGTCTTTTTCATGCTGACATTTTATAAAGAATCAGAAACTTTAATTCCTCATATTGTTGGGAATTAATCCCGGCGAAGTCGTTCCCGATCAGTTCCAGAAGCTTTTCTAATTTTCTTTTTGCGTGGGCCTTTTCAATCTGGTCCAGATAGATGTTATATCTCATTTTTTAACCCTCCTGAGACTCAAAACAACATCGTCTTTCATTTCATAAGTACCGCGACTATCGAACGTAATGACCACCGGTGTGTTATTTTTTAGCCTTGCGTCAAATCCCCATTCCTCGCCGCGGATGTCGGTTACTGTCTGGGTTTTACTGTGATATGCGCCCGGCATCGTGTAAATATTGGCGTTCTGTGGTGCGTGGGTGAGTGCGGCGATCATTGCCGCGATAATTAACTTTTTCATGGTTGTTTTCCTTTCTTTCTCCCGGCTCTGTGTCCGGGCTGTTTGTTCTCTGCTGATGGTTATATAATACATTATATTTAATGTAAAATCAATATGCAAAATACATGAAAAATAGTGTAAATAGTTATACGGAATTTGTGCATTATTTTTAATGTAAAAGTTATTGCAATTAAAAGTTATCTAATATATAATGTAGTTATATAAAAAATGATTAGAGAGGAGAAAAAGAAATGTTTGTATATAGACTTAACGTATTAGAAACTTTAAGTGATGCAGGCTATACACCTAGCAAATTAAGAAAAGAAAAGCTGTTGGGGGAGAATGCTATACAGTGCCTAAGGGAAAATAAAATGGTAGGGATTAAAGCGCTTGACAAAATTTGTTCTATATTAAATACGCAGCCGGGGAATATTATAAAATATGTAGATGCTGCAGAAAAGCAGAAACTTTAAAAATAATGCAATTCAGTATTGACAATTACATTATAAATAATGTATAATAAAGACAGTTAAAGAAAACCAATCACACAGCCCCGCGAGGGGCGGACAGGAGGAAAAAATGAAAGAATTTGAATTAAAACAGGTTGCCCGGAATAATTCCGAAAACTTCGGATGTTCCAAAGTCACAGCAGCTTGGCTGTGCGGCACAGAAGCCCAGAAAGAGAATTTTATAAGTTCTCTGGGTGAGAACTGGGTGAGAATCCCGGCGGAACTTGTTGACGAAACCGCCGAGCAGAATTTTATTTCATATGCTCGGGCATAAGGAGGAGGAAAAAGAAGATGTTAGAAAGAAAAATTGATCGAGCAATTGAGAAAGAAGCAATGAAAACCGGGAAGATGGGAACCGAACCGGTGACCGTAGAAATGGCACTGACAAGCGGAGAAATCGAGGAGTTTAGAAACCTCGAAAAATATGACAGTAAAAATTATTTCTGGGAAGTTGAGGACAATACTCTTAGAATTTCCTACACCGAAGAAATTTAAGAAAATGGAGGAAAAGAAGATGAAGAAAACAATTGATTTATTAAACAAAGCTGTAGAAATGGGATTTGACAGAGAACAGGCACTTGCAGACATAGACGCAAGTCTTGACGCCGAACTCGAGGAAAGGCAGCCGTTGATGGAGGAAGAAATACCGGAAGACCTGTACAATGGCATCCTGTGCGGATTTGTACAAGAGAGGGAACTGGATCAGAATGATTAAAAGAATATGTTCTGTCTGCGGCAAGGAGTTTAGCGGCGGAAGTGCCGCCGCTAAGTACTGCTCGGAAGCCTGTAGAAATACGCCTGTTTTTACGGACGAATTTAACGGCGAGGTGCACGGACAATTAAAAGTTATAAACGCATATAGGAAAAATAGGCGTTTATATGTTGTGTGTCGCTGTAAATGTGGAAACACATGCACTATGCGCTATGATGCTATAGCGTCCGGGAAAAATGTGTCGTGCGGATGCGTAAACAGGGAACAAAACTATTTAAAACCGGCAGATTTGGCCGGGAAAGTTAACAAATACGGATGCAAGGCAATTAAATATCTGGGAGCTGGCAAAGAGGGTTCAGATTGGTTATGCCAATGCCCTTGTGGGAAGGAATTTAAAGTTCCTGCGGGGCGTTTTTACAAGATTCAATCATGCGGATGTGCTAGACTTAGGAGCTGGGAAGAAAATATTATAAAAGCTCAAAATACAGTAAAAGAGGGGTTTGAGAAAAATACTTCGGTATTATCTATAATGCCAAGAAAAATGTTAAAAAACAATACGTCTGGGGTCAAAGGTGTTTATTGGGATAGAGCAAGAGAAAAGTGGGTTGCGCAAATAGAATTTCAAGGGAAAAATTATCGTCTCGGCAGATTTAACGACATTGAGGACGCCGCGGCGGCACGCAAAGAAGCAGAGAAAGCGCTATTCGGAAATTTCCTCGACTGGTTCCGCGAAGCATACCCGGAAAGATGGAAAAAATTAAACAAGTCAAAAACAAGGAGCGAAAAGTGAGATCAGTAATGATACAAGGACATATGGACGCCGCCCGGTTTTCAATGCCGGGATGGAATGGCAAGCGGGGCGAAATATACCCGCTTCCGCCTTTTTCTACAGTTGCTGGGATGGTCCATTTTCTTTGTCAGTGGGATAGCTGGCATGATATGAAGATATCTGTATCCGGCAACGGAGTCATGAACAAGCCGGAAATTTGCATGAGGTGGCGTGGCGGAGCTGTCGCAGGATCAGAGACAGAGGAGTTTAAGCAGCGTTTTCCGGTCAGGGTAAAATCCGGGAATTCTTTTGTGGGCTGGGTTAATACACCGATTTATGAAAGCGTGGTGTCTGATCTGGACCTGCGGCTGCATATTATGCCGGATAACCAGGAAGAAGTTGACGTAATTTACAGAAAAATCTTAAATCCCCGGACATTTCCAAGTCTGGGACGGCATGAGGACTTGATAAGAATTGACAACGTGCAGGTTGTTGACGTTTTGCCAGCACAGGAAATGACACTTGATATGTGTGCTTATGCACCGGCTACAGTAGAAACGCCCGGAACTGTGTACACAGTTCACAAAGATTATACGATCAGCAAGGGAAAGCGAAGATTTAATGATGTTCGAGTAAAATATTTAGATAGAGAAACGAAAGTAATTACAGATTGTGATAATTTAAACAATCCTTGCTTTTTCATCTGATCTATAGTATTATTTAGGCAACAATTACTGTTGTAATTGAATGTAAATTTGAAATAGTACTGAATAAGTACAAATTTTAATAGTACCATTTTGGAAAGACGCAAAATAAGCCCCTGGGAGACAATCCCCGGGGGCTTTTGCTGTCTTATTCTGGCGGCGTAATGAGTGAGGGGAACAACCCCGCCGCCGAAGTTGTTAAAATACATTTATCATAAAACCGCCGAAGTTGTCAAGCAAAATTTTTTTATTTTGGGGCTTGATTTTTAAAACCGATGTGGATAAAATAAAATCAACGACAGGCGACGGAACTCAGGAGGGGAGCGGTAGCCAGAGCGCGAAAAGAATAAGAATTTAGCAGCCAGATCACGCCGGGCAAGGTGCCGGAAGGTCTGGCTTTTTGTGCACTATATGCCTAAAAACGACGTATTACAAGATGTATAAATATATAATAACTGTTTATATAATCTCCTCCAAGATTCTAGAGACCTAGAGTTTATTAATATACATGATATACAGTACTGTATAGATATATAGAGTTAATAAGAGTAATGTAACAGTAAAAATAAAATTAAATAGACTGTTGACAGTGATATAAAAGTATGATAAAACAGAATTAACAACCGAATAAGCCGAAAGGTAATAAGAATAATAAGACTATTTAAGACGATTAAAACCGAGCAGATCGGAAAGAAGAAAGGGATTTAGAAAGGTCCCAGAGTGTATCTGCAAGCGTGTTTTGTCGTCTTTTTTTATTTCAATTTTTGGAGGTGATACAGTGAAAAAGAGTAATACAACAGTAACAGAACAGGGAATAGAAGTGTATGAGAATGATATATACAGGCTTGTGGATGAATATATAAACACTGTGTTACAAGTAACTCCAGAAGAATTTGACACACAGAAAGAATATAAAGCTGCTGTTGCTGATAGTTTTGTTGATATGATTTTTTATATCGCTGATAGAATACCTAAACCGAGTAATGATGATATAGAGTTATTAGATAATATATTTAATATATTTGTCAGGGTATGTAGCAAATACAATGTGTTGCCGACATTAGAAGTATTTAGCTTTTTAGTTAATATTAATCGGTCAACATTTAGCGATTGGATGCGTGGGGACTATAGAACAAGCTCATCGCATGGCACCACGGTTAAAAAATGGTTCGATATCTGCAAGAATTGTACAGTCAATAGATTGAACAACCAGCCCGGCACAAATGCCAACTTGATTTTTGTTGCAAAAGCAGCTTACGGCATGGCAGAGACGGCACCAGTTCAGACAGTGCAGCAGGATGGCATACCACATCAGACAGCGCAGCAGATCGCAGATAAGCACAGGGCGGCACTGGAACTTCCAGAGATGGAAAAGCCGGAACTATAACAGATCAGAGACCCGAAGAAGTACGCAGAGGGCGGACAAAAGAGCATGGAAATAGCTTGAATAGTGTAAATTGTATAACATGTACAATATAAAATGACTGTGTTTGTTTAATATGTACACCGATCTATAAAGAAAACTGAAGTTTGTTCCATAGATACATATGTTCTGGCTGAATAACCGTTATCACACATTCCCTTGACCACTGCCGCAGGCCATTAAAAGTCAGCGTTAAACCAGGGAAGCGGGAACCCATGGGGCGGCGGGCTTCCCTGGTAGCGTCCGGCATGGATACCGGGAGGGGGTGTATATAAGCCCCAGCACACGCCGAGTGAGTACTCCGAGTTCCCGAAAAATTAAAAAAGTCTCCTCTAACAGCAAGGCTTTAAAATTCCGAAAAAACAAAAAAGAGTTCCCCATGGCAGAGATAGTGATTGCAACACGACAAGCCATAAGCCTTAATGGTTTCTCTGCCAGAAAAAAAATAAGGTGATACCAAGAAAGGCAGGTATAAGTATGAAGATAGGATATGCAAAAGAGTCAGGCATTTGGTTTCCATTGTCTGCAAAGAAAAAGATACTTTTGAACGAAGAAATTGACACATTTGTTTATGACTCAATAGATGAAAATAATAATTTCGAACATCTTTGCGAAAACATGAGAAATGGTGATTCGTTGATTATTTGCGGAGTTGATGATATTGGAAATACCAAGGATGAAATCGAAGAAACATGGAGACGACTCCGTGATTTGAATATTGAAATTTATGTGCTTACAGCTCCGATGTTGTTTCAGAGAGAAAACATGGCGTTAGAAGAATCATTTATAAGAGACGTGTCACTTAGCGTACTTGCTTCTCAGGTTGAAATTGCTAATCAGAAATTAAAAGCAATGAATGATTTATGATAACCATTTACATTCACAGAAGGGTAGGAACAAGATGGAGAAAATATTAAACAACGATGGATATCTTCGGTCAGGGCTGATGGATATTGCTAGACAGTTACTGAATATCTGTAGCGAAACTGGTGTTTCTAATATTCAGATAGTCACATCACCTTGGAAAGAAGGCAAAGGCATCACACTTTTAGCAAAAACCGGAGATAAGCCGATTCTTTCAGTAAAGATGGACACTGCCTATGAAAAAGAATAACCCTCAGGGCGAATCAATCAGAATCCGTCTCACATATCAGCTAGAACGAAAGCTCATAACCGAAAAGAACCGAACCGGTAAAAGCGTATCGCAGATCACCAGAGAAGTATTGGAACAATATTTCCGAAGGAGATAGGAAAAACGCCGACTCAATTTTTCTCAAAAAAATAAAAAAGAGGTTTTTATATGTCAGAAGAATACAGTGAACGCTTTGATGAACTTCGTAAGAATCGAGTCGAGGTAAGCTATCATAAATACGGTCCTGTCAGGAAGAATTTTAAAACCGGGAATGTGCAAGCACTCCCATCCATGGAACGATGTATTGAGAAATACAATTCCACCGGCAACACAGAATATCTCGTGGATGCAGCAAATTACCTCATGTTCGAGTTTATGTACCCGCAGCATCCTAAAGCACATTTCAAAGCTACAGACAGCAAAGATAGCGCAGGGATAGTCGGAATCAGCGTAAAGGAAATGGAGGACTTGAAGAATGAACAGTACTAATGCTCCAAAAGTAAAGATCATAAATCCAGAAGGCTCTGGCTGGAGGGGAACACAATATTTTGTTGACGGAACAGAAATCAATCGTGTAATATCAGCAGACTTTCATGTCGCAGTTGACGAATTACCGACATCGGTTTTTGAATTAATGGCTCTGCCGGATATTGAAATGGAATCCGAAGTAAAATTCTCATACACACCACAGTCCATAGAGGACGCAGTAAGAATCCTGAGGCACGAACTTCTGACACATGGAGAAATTTACAATGGTTTCAAAGCAAGCCTTAAAACAGCGATTGAGAAGTATTGTACATGTGGCCTGCCATTCGAGCCAGAAGACGAAACCGCCGGTAAGATTCTTGATTTTATGATCGGAGAGGAACAGAAAGAATGATTCTCGCAAAAAATGTAGCAGTCATGTTGGATATAGCGTTTTTCACATTGCTCTTAGTGTTTCTTATATCGCAGGACGAAACCGAAAAGAAAAACAATCCAATAGCATCGGCAGTATTTATACTGATGGAAATATGTTTTGCAGTTAATGCAGTTGTGATTTTTAGATTATAAGGAGGACGCGTAAAATGCCAAACGAATTAAAAGAAACTATGGAACTTATGAATAGTGCTGATTATAAGGACAGATTTAAAGCCGAATATTATCAGGTAGCTATCAGGTATCAGAAACTGTCTGCAATGCTTGAAAAATGGGATAAAGGAGTGCTTCCGTTTACTCCAACTTGTCCGAGAAGTACATATAATATACAGGTGAAAGCCATGACCGATTACATTGCAATATTAGAAGCAAGAGCAGTTATGGAAGGCGTAGAACTTTAGGTTATAAGGAGAACCCAATGTGGTTAGCATTCACAATACAAATTCCCCTGTTCATCATACTGATTGAACGGGTGAAAATACAAGAAAAGCAGAAACCTGTCGTTCTCAGGTTCGGGAAAGCCTTTGAATCTGACAGGTCGAGGCATCCAGAGTAGCTTAGGTCTGCGTCAGTGAAATACAATTTCCCAAAGTAACTGGCGTGGACTTAACGGTACAAATATAGACATGATGCTTTCTAAAATTTTATAAAATATATCACTCTATTACGAGTCCGGGTAAAATCCCGGACAAATAATGGGCTATCGCCAAGTGGCAAGGCACAGCACTTTGACTGCTGTATTCGCGGGTTCGAATCCCGCTAGCCTAGTCGGACTATATTGTTTAGCCATGATATAGTTCCCTTCCGAATTGGTTCCATCTATCCCAACGGGGATGATTAAAGGGGCTTCAAATGCCCCGGATGGACTCTGCTTATGCAGAACAGCATTTAGACCCTTTGTTGCGACTGCGAGGGCAAGAATCGCAACAGCAGAGGAAGTTACTCTTGAACTGCAATAACCCTCTGCTTAGGAAACTTAGTTCAGTTGGCAGAACGGTCGGCTCATAACCGACAAGTCACAGGTTCGAGTCCTGTAGTTTCCATTTCTTCCATATGCTGTCTATCCGTTTTATGGACAGAAAAAACTGCTGAATGAGTGTATGTAGATTATTTTCATGAAAGGTGTGTAACGGCACAGCCTGTTCAATGAAGATAATTCCCCGTTCGGCACAGTCTCTGAGTTAAATTGTCGCCAATAGGTGCACGTTGAGGACAGGAAGTTTTCAAGAGACATATAAAAGGTTTCGTCGTTATACACAATGACATGAATATCCAAATCCAAAACAACTCCGTGGGGCTGGCACGGCAGAAAACAGCCTAGTGGAAAGCATAACACGATAAACATATTGCTAACCCGGGGTTTCCGGGTTATGTGGAATGTACGCTAGTGGAAAACTGACAGAGTCGCTCTCTGGTCTCCGGTTCGATTCCGGGCGTTCCGCTTTAATCCGCTGAGAATTAAGCTGTTTGTATACAAGCGGTCTATGTTTCTGGTGGATTTACGCATGAGCGTAAACGTACAACTCACTAGGCGTTTGCGTAAAAAACTTTTTAGAGAGATAAGACCACGGGCCGTGAGAAGTGATAGTCGGCAATTCTAAAAGAACCATCTAGTTCATGCGTTTTACGATGGAAAGGTTGGTGCTTATCTGGATATTTTCATCCGGTCCGAAAGCATGTGATGTGGGAATCAACCCAGTTTCTTTTCGGAGAACTGGCCGTTATAGGCGGTATGGAATGTAGCTCAGTGGTAGAACAATGGCATTATAAGCTATGTGTCGCAGGTTCGATTCCTGCCTTTCCGATTCCAGTGAAGTGCCATCACTGGAAGTGTGAATTTATTCATTATACTTACCTTTCTATGAATGGTTTCCAGTACTCCACGTTGGGTGGCTAGTTACGGTTCAAGTCCGTGTACTGGAATTTTAAAATTAAGGAAACATAAATGCATAAAAAAATAACATTATATGAATACGGAAATGGAATATATGCAAAACCATTGCAGATGAGGATAGAGGAGAAAATACAGAAATTTTCTGATAATCACAAAGTCGTATCCATTCATAAACGGTACATTGAGGGAAAATACCTTGGGAAAAATTGCTTTGGAATGGATGTCTTTAAACCAATAGAATGTTTCATTGACATTGAATATGAGGAGTAGAAGCTAAAATGCAAATAGCAGGAAAAGAAATCAAAGACGAGTGTTCCAGATGCGGTAATATCCTTGAATGTGAGTTGTTCCGTCAGGGACATGGAATAAAACAGGAACGTGAGAACATAGCAAAGATGATTGAATGCCAGATGCGGCATAGGGAGAAAAGAGAAAAATGAGCGAACTGAAAGTATTGAATGAGCAGGAAGTATTAGGAAAACAGTTTCGAGTATACGGAACGGCAGAGGAACCGCTATTCTTAGCAAAAGATGTAGCGGAGTGGATTGAACACAGCAAGCCATCAGTAATGATTGAATCTGTAGATGAGGATGAGAAAGTCAAAGTAAATAATGTTTACTTTGAAAATAGAACCGGCGGGAATGGAACATGGTTCCTTACCGAGAACGGACTCTATGAAGTTCTGATGCAATCCAGAAAGCCGATTGCCAAACAGTTCAAGAAAGAAGTCAAAGAGATTCTGAAAACCATCCGTAAGCATGGCATATATGCCACGGATAATGTCATTGATAACATTCTGAATAATCCAGACTTCGGCATCGAACTTCTGACAAAATTGAAAGAAGAACGTGCCGCAAGAGTAGAAGCCGAGAGAAAGAATGCTATCCTGATGCACGTAAATAAGACATATACCATTACTGAGATTGCAAAAGAACTGGGACTGAAATCAGCAATACAGCTAAATCGGATTCTGGCAGAGAAAAAGATACAGTATCAGGTGAACGGTACGTGGGTGATGTTTTCACAGTATAGTAATTGTGGGTATGAGGAAATCAAACAGGAAGTTCTGGATTCTGGAAAAGTGATCTACCATAGACGGATTACACAGATGGGACGGGAATTTATTCTTGATCTATTTGAAAAGACAGCGTAATTGAAAGGGGAGATTTCCATGTTTAATAAACTTTTTAACTTATACATAAGATACAAGACTAAAAATCTCAAAGCAGTTCCACTGTTCGTTATGACATTTAATTGGAAGAAAATTCAGAAAGACGGTAAAAAAGATATCTGTATGTTGACCATACATCCAGAAATCGCAAACGATCCGTTCTTAAAGAAAAAGCTGTCTGAATGTGCAGATTATATCCGAGATAACTACGATATGGAAATATTCACTAAGCTTTAAGGGAGGACGCCATGAGAATTGAAGATTTGAAGAGTTGGACAGCAGATCAGTTGAAAGAAGAACTTTTTCGGTTGGCTGATGAGAGAGAAGCAAAGCAACATGAGATTTTAGACAAGGATAATAAAATCAACGAGCTTCAGGCTGAATTGGATAAAATGTGCGATTATAACAATGAGTTAAAAAGACAGGTGTGTGAAAAAGCGGATGTGCCATTTTACGACGAATCTGTAGAAATCGCAAAATATCACAGACAGCATCAGGACGACTGCGTTACAATTAACCAGTTGCATACAACACTTGACGTTCTGATTGACCGATATGCAAACATGAGAAAGATTCATGGGGTGAGTTGATGTTATGGATAATCAAATTACTGTTAGCAAATTACTAAATATACTTGATGAGCTTTCGATGAATGGCTTTGGAGATATGCCAGTGTTCTTAGGCGAAAATTATCCGTTGTTAGAAGATTCGATAAGCGTTAATCCGCGTGAAAATAAGTTACAAATTAGGAATACATACTATGATAATAGAATGGCAGAAGCCATGACAAAAACAATTAATGAATTAGAGAACATACGCAAAACGTATATTTCAGAATGTATTTTAGCTGGAATGGGATGGGATAATGAATCGACATAAAAACACCGAATATAATGCAGTTATGATTGACGCATCCGTTTTACACGATAGCATAAAATACGGAATACCACGTACATTCATTAAAAATAATTACTTAAAAATGCACGGCAAACCAATGATTCGTAAGTCCACTAGGAGGAAACAGAAATATGTTACTGGTTTATTCAGGCTCGGACATTGATTTTCTTGACGCCACATACAATATCGAGGGAGAATGCCACCGAATGAACATCCCGACTAGGTTCTATCCAGACAGACGCTTGCTTCTAGCAGGGAATACGACCGTAATATACAACAAAACGGGAAATCTTTCTAAAACATGGAAAGCAGATTACATCGGGGACAATTATTTGACGATTTTGACATTGATCAGAAAGGACAACGGTAAATGAGCATTAAAACAGCACTTGAATCAGAGGGAGTAGACTTCTCCGAATATATGAATATACCCGAACCATGGGACGGCTCAGCACAAATTAAAATGGAAAATGGTACAAAATGGGTAATTTGTCCGTTTTGCGGAAAGAAAGCCTTAAAGATTCTCCCGACCACAAAGATTTATCGGATGCCGTATAAATGTAAGGGTAGCAACTGCAAGAAAGAATTTATGGTGAATGTATGATATGGAACGAAGAAATATCCTTTGATGGATTCCAAAAGAAGATTGATGAGTGGTACAAGGATAAAGACTTTGAATTGTGCGATCCACCTATCAGTGCTCAGTTTGCCTTAGACTTGATTTTCAAGACATTAGTAGATGATAGAGAAGATTATCCATATCTCACAACTATGCCAGAAAGCGTAGAACAGACAAATAGCATCATGCTTGATTTGATTCTTCGGAGATACAGTCGCAAATACAGAAAATACTTGAAATCAAAAAGAAAGATGGCGAACAAATGAAAAAGATACCAACATTGTTTGAACGAGAATTTAAAGACCATAATGTTATAAAAATCCTTCCAAAAGTGCATCCAGGTATGGAATGGGTACTTAAAGGAGAAGGAGTTGCAACAGTGAAATATGATGGCTCTTGCTGTGCGATAATTGACGGAGAATATTATAAAAGATATGACTGCAAGAAAGGTAAAATACCACCAGAGGGATTTATCCCTTGTTGCGAGCCAGACACAATTACAGGTCATTGGCCGGGATGGGTAAAGGTTGATGAGAAAAATCCGGCTGATAAGTGGTTTGTTACGGCATATGAAATGACGGTAATGCTTGAAAACTATGGGATGAAATTATCAGATGGCACATATGAAGCAGTTGGTAGATGCTTTCAAAATAATCCATACAATTTCACATCCAATAAATTAATCAAGCATGGCAAGGAAATCGTTGAAGTTGAAAGAACATTTTATGGAATCAAGAAATATCTTTCCGAACACGAAATAGAGGGATTGGTTTTCTGGAAAGACGGAATCCCACAATGCAAAATCAAACGTTCAGATTTCGGCTTTGAATGGCCAGTAAGAATGGGAGGATGCACAGAATGAAAAAGATAATCGTTGCAATAACAGCTTTATCACTGACGCTTGGAATAGCAGGGTGCCAGTCTACCACAAGAAATTGCGGTGGAAACACAACATTAGAGTTGAAACCAAACCAAAAGTTAGAGGAAATTACATGGAAAAATAATTCACTATGGTATCTCACACGTCCTATGACTGATGATGATATTGCCGAGACTCACACGTTCCAGGAATCTTCTAATTTCGGAGTATTCGAGGGTAGAGTAACTGTTGTTGAAACAAAAAAATAAACAATCAGTCAAAGAGCCACATGAGAGCCAGACTAAATCCTAAGAAGAAAGGAGGTCTGGCTCTATTTTTATGCAAAAATTCACAGAAGGTTCGTTTGAATGGTATCGGGCGATTTTAAATCAAATTATTAATGGTGATATGACAGTCTATCAAAACCAGAAAGACTGCCTTGATCTGCTGTTAAATATGAATATTGACCTTCCTTTCAAGGATAATCCAGATGCGCAACAGATGGGAATAAAGGTGAGCCAGTATTCACACAATATCGCAGAAAGGCAAGCTGCTATTACTGGAAGTGGAGATTTTGACGATATTTACTGGAAATATTTGCTATTGGAAGCACCATGGATTTTTGAAAGCTATTTGTATTACATGGAAAAGAATAGGCCTGACAGTAAGAAGTTTTACGTTCCAAGAAAAAAGACACTTCAAGTAGTTGCCCAAGATTTACAAGATTTGGAAGAGAGAAAAATTGAGTTTTACGGTTTGTCGCTTCCAAGTCGAGTTGGGAAAAGCACCATGTGCATATTTTTTATGTCATGGATAATGGGTAGAAGACCAAATAGTCATAATGCTATGGGCGGTCACTCCGGAAAACTGGCTAAAGGATTCTATGGCGAACTACTTAATCTGATCAATACGCAAGAATATACATATTCAGAAATATTTCCGACTTTAAAATTGCAGAAACAGAGTGCAGATGATTTTGAAATCAATCTTGATAAACCCGACCGCTTTGCGACTATGACTTGCCGAGGAATTGAAGGAACATGGACGGGTGCTGTCGATATTTCTCCTGACGGATATTTGTATGTGGATGACCTTGTAAGAGACAGACAGCATTCATTAAGCCCTACTCGACTGGAAAATACATATCAAGAATATCTAAACAAAATGGTTGACCGTAAAATTGATGGGGCAAGAGAGCTTATGGTTGGAACAAGATGGAATCTGTACGACCCATTAGGTAAGATTGAAAAACTCAATCGAGATAATCCACTGTATAGGTTCCGCAAGATTCCTGCCTTGAATGACGATGGTGAATCAAACTTCGAATATGATTATGGAGTTGGCTTTTCTACAAAGTATTATGTGGATATGAAAGCCAGACTTGATGCTAACGAATGGGAGGCTAAATATCAACAGAGACCATTTTTACGAGAAGGGATTATATTTGCAGAAGATGAATTGAGATATTACAACGGAATTCTTCCCGAAGGCGGTTTTGTGAGAAATATATCTGCTTGTGATGTGGCATGGGGTGGTGGCGACAGTTTGTCGATGCCCGTAGGAGCGGAATTTGAAAATGGAGATATTTACATTTATGACTGGATTTTTAATACAGGTCCTAAAGAGGTGACACTTCCATTAGTTGTCGGAAGAATTATGGGGAATAAAATACAAAACATTAACTTTGAGGCAAATAATGGTGGAGATATGTACGCATATTATGTGAGCGAGCGATTGAAAGAACATATGTATTCGTGCAGTACAACCAGTACAAAAGCTCCGTCAAAGCAAGCTAAAAAAGAAAAAATAAATCAATACTCAGGAGATGTAAAAAATAGATTTATATTTTTAGCCCCGAAATATCGCAGCCGAGAATATGAAAATGCCATGGAAGAATTAACCACTTTTGTATATATTGGGGACAATGACCATGACGATGCACCTGACGGGGTAACACAACTTATGATGTCAATCACAGAAAAAAGGCTCGCAGAAGTTTCAGCAGTACAGAATCCATTTTGGGGAAGGAGATAATATGACCACAAGAGAATATTTAGGGCAAATTCAGAAATATGACAAGCTTATTAAAAATAAAAAATACGAAGAAGAACATTTAAGAAGTCTTGCTCTTGGGCTTAAATCGTTCTCATATGGTGAAAAAGTTCAGTCTACTCCGAATCCCAATCAAATGACCGATGCCGTAAGCGAACTTGTTGACATTCAAACAGAAATCAAAAAAATGGTTATTGAATACACAAAGAAAAAGCAAGACATTATTGAAACAATAGACAAGGTGAGCGATATCAATTCAGATTTGTATGATCTGCTGTTTAGGCGATATGTAAAAGATGAAAGGCTTGAAATGATTGCCTGTGAAATGGGATATTCCTATTCTCATGTGAAATTATTGCATTCGAAAGCACTGAATATCGTCAAAAACATTAAGAATTTTGAAAGTTAATACCTGATAATACTGAATAATACCTGCATATATTATATAATATAAGCTGTAAAATAAGCACCGGGAAGAACCCTTGGTGCTTTTTTCATGCAGAAAAATAGGAGGACAGGCAGTGGGGAGAAACAAAATAAGCTTTGTTGACCTATGCCAAGGAGAATTTGGTAGAAAAACTGCCTATACTGGCGTAGACCAGATTACTCCCCAGAACGTGGCACAGGTCCTTTCTGATACAATTGGAATCCACAACAGAAATAGAACTCTGATGGATTATCTTTACAGATATTACAAAGGCGATCAGCCAATTTTATATCGTGAAAAACTTGTTCGCCCAGAGGTCAACAATAAAGTTGTTGAGAATCATGCCCTTGAAACAGTCAAATTCAAGGCAGGGCAGATATATGGAGAACCTATTCAATATGTCTGTAAAAAGAAAAAAGCGAGTAAAACAACAAACGAACAAGTTGATAGGTTCAATGATTATCTGGACGAAGCCAATGCAGATGCCAGAAATATCCAACTTGGGATATACCAGAGTGCAGTAGGAACTGCATATAAAGCAATCCTGAGAGAGGATGAATGGACAAAGGATGGAGACTTACCGCCTTTCAGAATATTTATCCCATCACCGCAGGATGTATATATTGTTTATTCAAGCGTTACTGGTAAACCAGTGCTTTCCGTACAGATTTTAAAAGACGAGGACAATCAGCAGTATTACCAGTGTTATTCTTCCAGACAGTATTTCAAAATACAAAATGGAGCGGTAACAGAATCTGGAATCAATGGTTTTGGCGGTATTCCTATCATTGAATATCCAAACAATCACGACAGACTTTCCGATATCGAAATTGCGATTACAATGTATGACGCAATCAACAAATATCAATCTGACAGACTGAATGGGGTTGAACAGTTCGTACAAGCTCTGATGAAATTCAAAAACTGTGAGATTGACGAAGCAGAATTTGTAAAAATGATAAAACTCGGTGCTGTATCTGTAAAAGACGTCGGGAACGGAACACAATCAGACGTTGACTTAATGACTGCTGAATTAAATCAGTCAGAAAGTCAGGTTGCAAAAGATGATATTTACAACAATATGCTGATTGTAGAAGCAATGCCGAATCGACAGAGCAATACCGGTGGAGACACAGGAAATGCAGTGTATCTGAGGAATGGCTGGGATTTTGCAGAACGAGACGCAAAATTGGTAGAAGCATTTACGAAAGAAGCTGAAAAAGCATCTGCCAGAATCATTTTGAATATCATCCGAAAAACTTCAATGGATGTAAATATCTCGACCAGAGACTTTGATGTAAAAATCACCAGAAACCCGACAGATAACATGCTTGTCAAAGCACAGGCACTTGATTATCTGTTCAAAAATAAAATTCATCCGCTTATTGCGCTGATTACTTGCGGATTATTTAGTGATCCGCAAAAAGTGTACGAAATGAGTTTACCATATCTTGGAACCATTTATCCGGAATTGGCAGACCCAGACTCAGAGCTGCAGAAAGCGCAAGATTTGCTGAACGGCTTTAACAAGGATGTGATTTCAGAATGAGTGTTTCATCATATGATGAATTAAATATCAGACCCAACAATCGCAGAAGTGAACCGTATAAAGAATATTTCAGCAAAATGTCAATATCAGACAAAGAAAAGCAAGAAAGGATAGCTTTTTCCGAACAAATGGATTGACGTAGGAGACAAAAGGGAACGAAAGACGCACCTCGAAGTCGGAGGAACCATACTCCCGATTGATGAGCCGTTCTCGGTTGGAGATAGCTTGCTACAATTTCCAAAAGACACCTCGCTAGGAGCTTCGGCAGACGAGATTGTGAACTGCCGGTGTTCAATTCAATACAGTTAATTTAGAGACGAGTAAAATCGTCTCTTTTTTATTAAAAAAATATGCACCCCGATAGCGTAATCATGGGAGACACCTTGAGCTGAGCGAACAGCGTAAAAAAGCGTATTGGTGACAGGAGATTTCAATGACAAGAGAAGATGTAAAGAAGATCTTTCCAGATGCAACCGATGAGCAGATTACCTCTTTCCTGAATCAGTCAAATTCTGATGTAGCTAAGGAAAAAGCAAAAGCCCAGAAATTAAAAGAAGATGCAGAAAAAGCAAAAGCGTTGGAAACAGAACTGGAAGAACTGAAAAAGCAGAACATGAGTGAAGCTGAGAAAGCAGAACTGGAACGCCAGAAAGAAAAGGCGGCAAACGAGAAAAGAATTTCTGATCTCGAATCTGCACTTGCAACTTCCCAGAAAGAAGCCCTGACAGGCAAAATTACTTCTATTTTTGCTGCCGCAGGAATGAAAGGAGATGCCTACGCAGGAGCAATCAAAGCATTTTCAAATATGGATGCCGAAGATGCACTCAAAGAAGCCCAGAATTTTGTTGATGGAATTTCCGAAGCAAATAAATCAGCGCTTGATACCGCAAAGGCCGCATGGGAAAAAGAAGCCCTTGAAAAGACACCTAATCCGGGTGGCGGTAAACCTGGTGGAAAACCAGAAAAGAAAAGCGAAGCATCTGAATATGCAAAAGCGTACTCAGCAAAAATGTGTCCAGAAAATAAACCGGCAGACGTTAATGCCCCATTAAATATTTAAGAAAAGGAGATTTAGATTATGGCTTTTATGAAAACAGAGCAGTACGAATCCACACCTAATATCCTCGAATCCGAGGTAGGACTGGTACTTAAAACCTATACAGCAGAACAGACAAATGCTGAAACCGTTGGAACTAAGAAGATTATTAAGGCTGGTTCTGTATATCCGACAAACGCAACTGGTGCTAAAGGCATTGTATTTGAAGATGTTGATATGACAGATGATGTAAAAAGACCTATTTCCGTAATTGTTGCAGGTCGTGTTCTTGAAAAAAGACTTCCGGCAACTGTCGACACAACTGCAAAAACAGAGCTTGAAAAAGCAGGTATCGTTTTTGTAACCACTACAGACCCAGAATTTTAAGGAGGTAAGCAGATGCCATTTAATATTTTAGAATCAATCACACAGGAAGAAAGACTTAACTTTTCTCAGGATTTCAGCGTAAAAAGACCGGGCATTCTTGACACCATATTCCCGGATGTCAAAACCCAGTTCCTGAAAGCTGAATACTACAGACTTATGGCTGGACAGAGACTTCCAGAGGTAGCATTCGTTCATGCGCTTGATACTGAAGCAGAAATCGGAACAAGACCGGGCTTCGAAAAAGTTCTGACCGAAAAACTCTTCATTAAGAGAAAAATCAATCAGTCTGAGAGATTACAGCAGGCAATTGAAAATGGTGTGCCGGACGATGAGAACTTAAAGAAATTTGTATTTGATGATGCAGCTAACCTGTTTGAAGGTGTTGTTGCCAGAGCAAATGTCATGAAAGGGCAATTCCTCTCTACTGGCGCAGTAAAAGTCAAAGAGAACAACGTGGATATGAGCATTGATTACGGCGTTCCGTCCAGCGCAAAGGTAGAAATGACAGACTGGTCTAAACCGGATGCAGATATCATGGGCGATATTCAGAAGATGGTTGCTATCGCAGATGATAATGGCTTTGTGGTAAATAAAGCCATTACTTCTCTTAAAATGATTAACTACATGAGAAACAACACCGCAATGCAGACAGCAGTCTTAGGAGCAGCTAACAAACGTCTCTTAACAAAACAGGAACTTGCAAATCTGCTTATGCAGGAATACGGAATCACAATTGATCGTTGCGACGAGAAATTTAGATTCAGAAAAGCAGATGGTTCACTCAAAACAGGAAGATACTTCAAAGAGGATGTATTCACTCTGTATGAAGCAGAGCCGAACGGTTCATTTGGTACTGGACTCTGGGGCGTAACACCTGAGGAACTTGAATACAGACAGTTCATTCAGGAAGAAAACCGTTCTTTCGTAACACTGTCCATGTGGGCTACACAAGACCCAGTTGCAGTTTGGACTAAAGCATCAGGCATGTTTGTTCCAGTAGCAGCAAAAGCTAATGGCGGTATCGTAATCGGTACCAAAGCGGGGGAATAAACGGGCATAGTCTCGACAAGAACAGCCAGTCACCATCTGTAGCAAGTATTAATGATACTTCAAAACACAAGTATACAGAAAGCGAGCTGTCAAGCATGACAGTAGTTCAACTGAAACAGCTCGCAAGTGACAATGGCTATGCCCTGACATCGACAAATAAGGCTGGTATTATCTCAGAAATTTTATCTCAGCAAGGGTAGGTGATCTTGAATGAACGAACAGCTTGTGAATGATCTGAAAAAGTATCTACCCGATGATGTGGAAACTGACGGTATGATTTCTTTGTCTGTGAAGCGTGCAATTCGTTCATTCAAAAAGAAACGCAACTATCCGTCTGGATATACAGACGAAAAAATCAATACCGATATGGAATGCTGTTATGATTGCATATTTGATCTGGCTCTCTATTTCCTTGTGAAACAGGGGGCCGAGTTCCAAGAAGCGCATTCTGAAAATTCAGTAAGTCGAAACTGGGAATCTGAAACAGAAATATATATCAATCATGGCGTTTTTCCATTTGCAGGAAGTTTAATTTAACTAAGATGGTTGGGTCACGTGGCACGGTATTTTTGTCCTCCCGGAGTGCCGCTGGGTTGCTTATATTCAGTAGGGAAAAGCAAATGTTAAGGGAGTGAAGAAAGGAACTGGCGATGGGATGTGAACATGAATGTTTTAATGAACACCGCATAGAAGAACTGGAAAAGAATTTTCAGCTGATGCAAGAGAAGCAATCTGATCGTAGTAAAGAGTTTTATGAGCGTATCGGGGAACTGGAAAGAAAGACAGCATTAAGTGAGAATGACTTGAACCATATCAAGTCAACTGTGGATGAGATGAATAACAATATAAAGACTCTCATGGCAGTCCCGGGAAAGCGTTACGATACAATCATTGTATGCGTTATTACAGCGATTGTCAGCGCAGTTATCGGTTTTATGTTAAGCGGTATTCTTCCAGTTTGATTCCACTTGTAAGGGAGGACGGTGGAAATATGAATTATACAGACTTTTCAGAAGATGAAAGAAAGTTTTATTTAAAAGAAGCAGGCTTCGATTCCAGAGAAGAAAAACTGTTTCGATTACGGGCTTATGGCGAAAAGACACTATGGGAAGCATCTGAACTTATGGGGTATAGTCCGAGAACCATAGACCGAATTAACAAAAGAATAAAGAAGAAAATTTCCAAAGTTGCCCCGATGTATTGTCGGGGCTTTTCTTTGTATTATGGCGAAAACGTGGCGAAATAGTGACGTTCAAAAACAGAGTTCCTTCCTATATAATATAATCATAGGAGAAAACACAATGATTATGTTAAGGAACCCTTACGAGGGTATATGGGAAAAGCATCGTTCCATAGATGATATGGATATGATTCTTGAATCCCGGACAGGAGGAACAGATTATGGCAGGTTATCCGTATTATCCGCAACAGCCAATGATAAACAACCCATACGGACAAATACAGCCGTATCAGGACAGGCTGGCACAATTGCAGAATAATTACCAACAGGCAATGCCTTATGGTCAAATGCAGATGCAACAGTTACAGTCAATTCCACAATCCCCTATGCTTCAAGGACAGATGGTGGATGGGATTGATACTGTAAAGGCTAAAGATGTGGATATGTCCGGCAATCCTGTTTACTATCCAAAAACAGACGGAACTGAAATTTACAGAAAACAGCTTCAATCCGATGGAAGGAGCAGGATTTTTGTTTACCGACTCGTAAATCCAGATGAACAGCAATCTAAGCAAGATGAAAAGCAGATTGACATTGAAGCAATGTTTAATCAGCTTCGGAATGATGTTTGTTCTGAGATTTCTGAAATAAAGAGCATGTTTCCGACACAGATGTCGGGGACATCGGAACCTAAGCAGAATGGAGGTAGGCAGAGATGAATTTCAACCCAAACGCCATGATGAAAAAGAAATTTGAGAAAATGATTTCTCAGAGGTTCGGAAGTGTTGACAACATGATGAGCGATATGAGTAAATTTGCAGGAAATAATCCAACATTGAAGAATGCGTTGGATTTATACAAAAAAGGTGATACAGACCAGTTACATCAAATACAGCAAAATGTATTCAACGAAAAACATTTATCTCCAGATGGAATTATACAAAAATTCCTTGGATTATAACACTTCCCCACAATTGGGTGATTAAAAATCGCTACAATTCGGGACGACAGCCGCGGATGTCTCCTATTGTAAATAAAATTTAAGGAGACTAAAAACATGATGAATGGTTCAAATTACAGTCTTAGTGACATTGCTGCCGCTACAGGCTCTAATAATCGCGCCAATGATATGTGGGGCGGTGATGGCTTTTCACTTATCTGGCTCGTCCTGATCTTTGCTATCTTTGGATGGGGAGGTTTTGGCGGCTGGGGCGGTGGCTTCGGCGGCAATGGTGGAAACGGTGCAAATGGTGCTGGATTCCAAGGATGGGCCACACGTGCGGATATTAATGAGGGCTTTGCTCTTAACGATATTCAGAACGGTATCAGAGGTATTCAGCAGGGTATTTGCGACAGTACATATGCACTCAACAATACCATGCAGAGCGGTTTTAACGGTGTGAACGTTGGAATGCTTCAGGGCTTCAATGGCGTTCAGCAGGCAATTAATGCTGACACTGTAGCCAATATGCAGAACACCAACGCATTACAGTCTCAGTTAGCAAATTGTTGTTGCGAAACAAGAGAAGCTATCCAGGGTATCAACTACAACATGGCTACCAACACTTGTGCTCTCCAGAACACAATGAATAACAACACAAGAGACCTTCTGGAAAACCAGAACAGTAATACAAGAGCAATCCTTGATTTCCTGACTCAGGATAAGATTGCAACATTACAGGCAGAAAATACTGACCTGAAACGTGCTGCATCTCAGGATCGTCAGTCTGCATTACTTACAACTGCTATGGCTTCACAGACTCAGCAGTTAATCAATGCAATTAATCCGGCAGCCATCCCGGCATACGTTGTTCCGAATCCGAATACCTATTACGGTGGATGCGGATGCAATAGTGGTTGCTGCTAAGTAACTCACCCTTAGAGGTTGACTAATTCTAAGAGGTGAGTTGTGGCTCACCTCTTATTTTGATTGAGAGGTATAAAATATGAGTTGTAAAAATGTTTGTAAGCTCTGCAACCATCTTGTAATCAGCCAAGCCGTTGCGTTTACAGGAGGTAATCTTGTAATCACACTTCCGGCAGGCAGTTACAATAACGGAGAGAAATATTGTATTGTTGTTGCACAAAGCATACCGGAAACAACCACAATTTCTGCTCCGGTAGTAATCCAGATAGGCACGGGAACAACCTTGTATCCATTACAGAATCGTTGCTGTGCACAGGTTACGGCTTGCGGAATAAGAACCAGAACGAAGTACGCAACCAGAGTAGCTACAAGTGCAACTGGCGGAGTATTCAAGATGTTGGGAAATCCAGCTTGTAGTCCGAGTAACAATTTAACAGCAATTAATGGTACAGCCCCAACGACAGACACACCTGTTACACAGGCTGCCAGAAAGGGGGCAATGTAATGCATAAAGTTGCAATGGAAATGGGAAAGTGGGCTATGGAAAAAGCCAAAGCGCATGGATTTGACAATCTTAGTTCTCAGGACTGGGACGATCTGAAAGATTGCTTAGAAGCGGTAAAATGCGCAATCTGTGCAGATAAAGATTATCGAATCGTAGAAGCTATGGACGAATGCGAGCAGGAAGAGAAATATCTTGGACGCATGGGATATGACAGATATCGTTATTCCAATGGCAGATTTGCCCCAAAAGGCAAAGGAAGCCGTATGGGATATAAACCATATCTGTACATGGAAGATGATGACTGGATGAATGAATATCTGAATAATCCAGAATTTGAACGCAATATGTACCGCATGGGATATCACCCAGAATATTCGGACAGGAATATGGGGAATGATGGCATGAATCGTCAGCAGTCCAGATATGGTGAAACCTACGACAGATACAGCGAGAATCGCAGACATTACCATGATTCCAAAGACGCTGAATCCAAGAGAAAAATGGATGATTCCATGAAAGAGTATACAGAAGATATCATCCGCAATATGAAAGAAATGTGGGACGATGCAGACGCATCAATCAGACAGCAGATGAAAACTGACTTGACACGTTTTATACAGCAGATGAATTGAACATGAAATGAATTTTGCCCTTGTTACAGGAATGTAGCAGGGGCTTTTTAGTTATGGAGGTACATAATATGCCAAGAAAAAAAGCGGAAGTCAAAATTAAAATGATTTGCGAGAAATGTGGAAAACCACAGAAGCCAAGTGCTGACAAATCAACAACTAATTGGAATGTATATGACTGTCATGAAAAATGTAAATGTGGTGGAAAATTCGTAATGAAATTTGAGGATTGATTATGGAAAATTTGACTGTAAATATTTTAGGAACCAAGTACAAAATATATTTCAGGAATGAAAAAGACGACGATTTACTTGATGGAAAAGGCAGAGATGGATACACGGATATGTCCGCGCACGAAATTATAGTGTGTAACAAAAAAGATGATTGTGAATTAAGAAATTACGAAAATTGGAAGAAAAACATTCTACGTCATGAAATTGTTCATGCTTTTTTATTTGAAAGTGGACTTGATTCTTCGTCTGCCAATTTTTATGGAACATGGGCTACGAACGAAGAAATGGTTGATTGGTTTGCAATTCAATCTCCAAAGATTTTTAAAGTATTCCAAGAACTTGATTTAATTTGAAAAGGATGGTGATAAACCATGCTAAGACAATTTTATATGAACGGAGACCTATGGAGAGTGCAGTTCGTATCTCCGCACGACAGCGTGTTAATTGACCGTACAGGCAATAGAACGCTTGGGGTATCGGATTATTCCACCCATATTATTTCAATCGCAAATAGCCTATATGGAGAGCTTCTGAACCGTGTTTTCATTCATGAATTAGGCCATTGCGTGATGTTCAGCTACGGTCTATTGCCAGAACTTCACCGCATGGTCAAGAAACGATATTGGGTTGATGCAGAAGAATGGTGTTGCAATCTTCTGGCCGACTATTCTTGTTTCGTTATTGGCACAGCCAGAGATATTTTAGGAAACCAGTTCACATATGTGGCTCCTATCGGGGCAGAAAGGATGATTGCATAGATGGCAAAAGCAGAAAACACAGTTATTTTTGATGGAATCAAGTACAATCCCGGTGACGAATTGCCAGATTTAGGCAGTTGGGTGTGTACAGACGCAAGAGGTATGGTTCGTGATTACGAGGGGCTTTCAAAGGACGTATCAAAGCTTCCACATTATGTAGAGAGCGGTTCTTCGGCGTTGTGCCTTGATACATCTGAATTATATGAATATCACAAACCTACCGACACATGGTATAAACTGTAAAGGAGAAACGCATGGCATTAACAGCAAAAAAAGTATATGCAATTTTAAAACGCCAGATTTCCGATATGGAAGCAAAGTTAAACAGCCCTGTAAGATACAGAGGTACAGTTGCGACCGCTGATTTGCTTCCGTTAAATCCAGATATCGGAGATATGTACAATATCGAGTCTAAATCCATTTACGGCGAAGCAGGAATGAATGTGGCGTGGAATGGGGTAGTATGGGACACCATGGGCGCTCCAATTGATATGTCACTGTATCTCACAAAAGAAGAAGCAGAGGCGGTAATACAAAGATTAGTCACGGAGTACTTTGAAAAGAATCCGGTCAAGCCCGGAGCCACCACAGAACAGGCACAGCAGATCGAGCAAAACAAGACGGATATTGCTTCGCTGAAAACGGAAACTGGTTCACTAAAGGAAGATATATCCAACAAAATTACAAAATTCTACGCCAGTTCGCAAGGTAAACCCCATCTTGCTGATTCTGACAATGGTAAGATTATGGATATGATGCTGTATGGCAAGTCTGAGCAGAAGCAGTATAGTGGGAAGAACTTGATTGACTGCACACTTAACACCGGTACAGTTTACAATGCTGCATACACAAAACTTGATGTGGGTGGACGGTACAGTGTTATCGGAACGCCATCAGATCAAAGTGGTGTAAATTTTTATACTGGCACACTGGAACCTGGAACCTACACTTTATCTTGTACAATGGAATCTGGAAGTCTTCCTGGCTGTATAAATGTTGTCATAACAGACGTTATTGCAAAATGCATGTTTAATAATGGACATGTGAGTTTCACTTTGCAAGAGACATCGGAAATCAAACTTTGGAATGACTACAGCGCAACCTACAATACAAATCTAAATGCCACTTTTGCTATCCAAATCGAAAAAGGCTCCACCGCCACATCCTACGAACCCTACACCGGCGGCATCCCAAGCCCGAACCCTGACTATCCGCAGGAGATTAAGAGTGTGGTGAATCCGACTGTGAAGGTGTGTGGGAAGAATTTGTTAAATTATGACGCATGGTCACAAATAGATTGTGCAAATGGAAAAGCTGTTTATGAGAATAATGGAGTAACAATTACTGCCCTCAGGAATGATGCTTTTACAAATTATGATATATCAAAATTTCCGACTACAGCACGAATCCCTGTAAACGTGGGAGAAACCATTACGATATCATGGGACGAACCTCTCAATAAAGAAGGAAGAGTGTATATTTTTGGAAATGCGTCTACAAGTAACATGACATATGTTAATAATTCAAGTTCAAAGCAATTAAAATACACTATTCCAAGCGGCGTCACATTCATTACATTTCGATTTGGTGTGAGAAACGCAGGAGATACTATTAGTTATAGGAATATCCAAATCGAACTTGGTTCTACCCCCACCGCCTACGAACCCTACCACGAACAGACCGTCACTCTCCCATATACATTGAATGCAATCCCTGTAAACTCAGGTGGTAACGTCACAATTGATGGTCAGCAGTATATTGCGGATTATGTGGATGTGGAGAGAGGGAAATTGGTGAGGATGTGTAAAGAACTTGTTATAAAAAATGCAACGTTTACTATCACGATTGGAACGTACTCACGTATTGCGGTATATGGCATACTTCCTGGTAGAAATATTACCAATAGATCGATGTGCAGCCATTCCATAAATAAAGATGGATTTACTTTAGACGAGTCCCATTGGCATATATATAATGGAACTTTATGGCTTTTTTTGCCAACAACAGAAGTACATGATCAGGATTCGTTAGACGCTTGGCTTGAAAATAATGATTTGAAAATTTTAGTGACAAATGAAGCTCCCGAAGAAATCGACCTCACCACAGAAGAAATCGCCGCATTCAAAGCACTTGCAACATATTATCCAACTACAAACATCAGCGTCAATTCAGAACAGCTTGACGGATATACAGTATTCAACTATCCGATTTCGATGCAAAATGGTTGGAACTATGTTAAACAGCAGATAGGCGATACGAGAGATTATATCTATGATATGGACGCACGTACTCAGGATACTGATTTACAGGCGGCAGAAGCTTACGTCAACAGCGAATACGCAGTAGCACTTACAGAATTGGAGGTATGATTATGTTATTTAGAACATTATTAAAACTTAAAGAAAGAAACAGACTTACAGATGATTTGAAAAATAAGATTGATATTTTCTTCGCAACGGGCAGGATTACCGAGGAACAGTATAATGAGTTGATGGATATTAATAAGGAAGAAGAACCGAAAGTGGAAACTAATTAACTAAAGAGGGCGAAGAGTGATTTGATGAAAGATATACATGCTGCAATTATATTCCTTATAATATCGTTTGTTACATGGTTGTCGGTTTCTTTTAGAATTTCAAGTACAATAATAAATGAAGAAGAAATTTTTGCAGAAACAAAGAAAGCAGTAATATTTTATATAATAAATATGTGTATAGCAAGTGCTTTGACATTATTGTGTTATGAAATAGTACTGATATTTCAAAGAGTTGCATAATAATTCTTTGCATTAATTTTTAAAAAAAAGATAGCTTTTAGTTAATCAGTGCAAAGTTAATTATTGACTATTGGACACCAATGATATATAATGATTATAAATTCATTGTATGGAGGTGAGTTCGATAAAAGTAGAAAGAAATATCATGATTAACAAGGCCGGTGGAAACGCAGGCAAAGAATCTGTCAACTATAAAATATCACTTCCGTCAGAAGCAGTTCGGATGATAGGTGTTACCAAAGAAGACAGAAAAGTAATTCTCGAATATGATGAAGAGAAAATAACAATCAAAAAAGCATAACAAAAAGGAGTTAGGCTCCCGACTACCAATCACAAAACCTAACTCCAACACCACAAAGGGTACAGTATTATTATAACATGGTACTCTCCCTTTGTGAACCCAAAAGGAGGGTATTTTTTATGAGAGATAAATTCGTGAATGGGTTCATGACCAAGTTGTATGAAGAAATTCCAGAAGAATATCTTGAAACAGTCAGAAACAAACTGGCGTTGTATGTAAATGATTTTGATATTAGCCAAAGAGAAACAGCAGTTGTAAAGTATACTGGATATTTGCCAGATTTCTACAAAACTTACATTGTAAGTAGAAAAATCGAGGGTTTGAGTAAAAAGACGCTCGAACTCTACAATCTTTATCTGGATGATTTCTTTTTCACAGTCAATAAAAAAGCTGAAGACATTACTGCAAATGACATTCGTGTATATCTGTATAACGCTCAGGAAAGCAGAGGATTGAGTAATCGAACACTTGATAGTAGAAGAACTGCCATACACGCTTTCTTCGAGTGGGCTGCAAACGAAGGATATATAGGCAAGAACCCATGTAGAGTTATCAAAAATATCAAATATGAGCGTATCGAAAAGCAACCTCTGACAGATATGGAATTAGAGAGAATCAGGCAAGCGTGCGAAACCGTACGTGAAAGAGCATTAGTTGAATTTTTGTACAGTACTGGAACTAGGGTTACAGAAGTATGTGGTGTAAAGAAAACAGATATAGACTTTTACAAAGGCGAAGTAGTTGTTTTGGGGAAAGGCAATAAGCATAGAACAACATACCTAAATGCCCGGTGTAAATTACTTTTAAAACAATACTTCGCAATTAGAGATGATGAGTCGGAATATCTTTTTGTAAGCGAAAGAAAGCCACATAAAGTACTCAAGAAAGAAGCAATTGAAAGAATTGTACGAATAATCGGTGAGCGGTCAGAACTGGATAGACCTCTGACACCACATCTATTTAGGCATACTCTTGCGACTCTTATGCTTCAAAGAGGTACGCCGATTACTGAGGTGCAGAAGATTCTTGGACATGTCAACATTAACACGACAATGATCTATGCAAAGGTATCTAATGAAGATGTAAAAGTGTCTCATATGAAATATGCAATATAAGATTAAAATAAAAAGACTCTTTTTGAAGGGAGAAAACGCTATGAGAGGATTGAAACGTCAAAAACAGACAGTGTATTGGTCAAGGGTAACTGAATACCTTGACGGGATAGACACAATCAAAACGTACCAAAAGCCAGAATTACATCACCTCTCCGTATCTGCGACTGCCGGAACGCCAGAGGAATTATCCGCCGGTTATATCCCGGATTATGACAGGTATATCACAAACTTCGACCGCAACTTCAAGCCACAGACTGCCGATGTATTCTGGATTGACCGCAAACCAGAACTGACCGACGCAGGAGAACTTGTTTTAGGTGAAGATGGAGAGCCTGCAGTCCCACCAGATTACCGCCTAAAAAAGATTCTTGATACCCAGAAAGGCAATGTGGCACGATACGGTATTAAGTACACAGGAGATGGCTCAGATGGCGAATAAGACTATCAAAATGGAATTGTCGCATAAATCTATACAGGACACAATAAAGCAGCTCAGAGTGTATCAGAAGTCGCTTGCAAGCAAGAATGAGGAATTTGTCCGCAGGCTGACAGAACTTGGAATCCCGGTCATAGATGAAAACATAGCATTGGCGCAAGGCGATTCTGACAAAAATCATAATACCTATATCAGAATCAATAACTTTGGCGGCTATTCTCAGGCGACGCTTGTGTGTGAAGGCTCTGACCTTTTATTCATTGAGTTCGGGTCGGGCATTCACTACAACACTCCGGCGGGAACCAGCCCGCATCCTAAGGGGCAAGATTTTGGATATACAATCGGTTCATACGGGCAAGGGAACGGAAAGAATGAATCGTGGGTTTATTATGCCGATTCTGGCGAATGGGTACGCTCTTACGGTACCGAAGCCACCATGCCGGTATATAAGGCAAGCGTAGAAATCATGCAGAGTATTAGAAAAATTGCAAAAGAAGTGTTTGCATCATGAAAATTAATACCTGATAATACTGAATAATACTTCTGTCTTTGATATACTATAACATATAAAAGCATCTACCTGAGCGGTGGGTGCTTTTTCTATACCAAAATAAATCAGAAAAGGAGATTGAGTTTATGCTGGTAGAAATTGTTGGTAAAAGATATGAAGAAAAAATACTTACTACATCGAGAAAAATTGCGGAATCTTTTGAGAAAGAACACAAAGAGGTAATTAGAACCATTGAAGGACAAGTTGACGCCGAAGGTAAAGTTAAACATTTGGGACTTGCGACACAGATTTCTCAAAGGGGAGATATCCCCCTTTCTGATTATTTCATAAAAACTTCCTATGTTGGAGCGAATAATCGTGAATACACAGAGTATCTTGTGACAAGAGATGGTTTTTCACTATTGGCTATGGGATTTAGTGGTGAAAAAGCTTTATGCTGGAAAATCAAATACATTAATGCCTTTAATAAAATGGAGGCTGAATTAAAGAGAATCCTTACGGAACGTCAACAATGGCAAATCGAACGTGACAAAGGTGTTGTCATTCGGCATATACTCACAGATACCATCAAAATGAAAGTTAATGATAGCCCACATAAAAAGTTTGCCTATCCCAATTACACAAATTTAATTTATCGTAATTTGTTCGGAAAGACAGCAAAAGAACTCGAAAAAGATTATGGTGTAAAAGCAAAAGAAAATCTTCGAGATTTTTTCACAGGTGAAGATTTGGAAAAGATTCAAGAAATGGAGATGCTTGTGAGTAGCCTTATTAATTGCGGTTGGGGCTATCAACAGATAAAAGAATTTGTTCAAACCCAGACCCATATGATAGAACAGGCAGGGTGATTAAATGATTACTACCATTGAACCGCCAGTATTGGAGGTTTTTGAAAGATGGCGTAAAGCTGTTGAACCAATTGTCGGCAAAGGCAATTTTTCCATGGAGAAAAGCCAGACAATAGCATCTGGTAAAACGAAATACGCCAGATTATTCATGATGGGGAATTCCACGCAGTCAACAAGTCTCGAAGGCCATGAATGCGCAACAGTTCTTTCGTTCCAAACAGAAAGCTATGCGTCTGGAACAAAATCTTTATCGACTGCATACGAAATCGACAGCAAAAGTCATCAGGCTATGGCTTCGATGGGTTTTCGCCGGACATACGGACCGGAAGAAGTCGCAAACTCTGAAAAGAGTTTCAAACGAATTATAAGCCGGTACAGCAGAATTTACACCGGGCAATTATTGGAAGCGTAACAGCTTCTATTTTTTATACCAAAAAGAAAGGAGAGTGTCCTATGAGTAAAGATAAATTACAATGGCTGAAAGCTGCGGGAATCAGAGCTGTTAAGACAATTGCTCAGACTGCAGTTGCGACAATTGGAACCGCAACAGTCCTTGGAAGCGTTGACTGGAAGATGGTCGTATCCGCGTCCGTTCTTTCCGGCGTTTTATCCTTGCTTACATCTGTAGCAGGGCTTCCAGAACTGAAAACGGGCACAGATGAATAGAAAGGACGGTGATCCTTTTATCTCCCGGGCACAGGGTTACGTGTCAGAGCCGACAGGCTCTTTTTTAATGTGATTTTATAGCTGAAAAGCAGAAAGGAGCCGAATATGGCAGACAAAGGAAATATAGCAGGCGTAAGTACCGTTGGTTCGCTTACTGGATATGCAGTTGAAACAACAGCAGGTACTAAACCGACAACTTTTAAACTTCTTCACAGAATCAATGCTTCTGATGAAATCAAAATTGACGTAGAAACAATCGATGCTTCCGCACTTGAAGATGAAGTCGAAAGAACTATTGCAGGACGTGGTTCTACAGGTGGTACATTCAACGTAACTGTGAATGTAACCGATGAAACTATCACTGAATGGGAAACCTTAATCAGCGAATATAAAACAGGAAAAACAGATGGAAAATCTATGTGGTATGAAGAATACTTCCCGTCTCTTAAGAAAGCATTCTTCACAAAAATCGAGCCGCCGACAATCATTCCTAAACCGGCAAGAGATCAGAACGGCCTGTTAACTGTTGAAATGTCTCTTACTATCAATGAGTACGTCGGACCGAGTGAAGCGGTAGTTCCAACTGACAGCGGCATGTAAACATATTTGGGAGGACAAATAATATGTATAAAGTTTTAAAAATCGGCGGCAAAGACTACAAACTTGAATATGGAATTGAAGCATCACTGTTTGATGATTGTGTGAAATCCGTAATGAATATGCTGGTTTCCACAAGCGGTGGAACAGACAGAAGCCTTAAAGAAATGGTTTCTGGAATGAGCAGCATCCCGAATACTGCACTCAATGCGTTTTATGCCGGATTACTTCAATATCACGGCAACCATTCTGACGGTGATGGCACTGTCCCGGATTTAGATACCGCCAAAAAACTTGCAGCACAGTATATGAATGAGCATAAAGATGATGAGCAGGGCAACTTCTATGGCCTGTTTTCTATGTGCATTGAGCAGATGGAGGAAGATGGTTTTTTCAAATTAACCGGTCTGGAAACATTCATGGACAACATGAATGCGGCAATGGACTCTGTGAAAGCGAAGAAACCGACAGATCACCTGAAAAAAGCTACAGTGAAATAATCTGGGATGAATTATATCCAATGGCTGTGCGCATTGGGATGTCAAAAAAAGAATTTCTTAGGAGCACTCTTAAGGACCTGAGAATCCGTATAGAACAATATGGAATCTTAAAGAACGAAGAAATTCAGTCGCAGTTGATAAACATGGACTATCAGTCGTGGCTGACCGGATTGTACGTGAAAACAAGTGTTTTGTGTACATTGTTCCCGAGAAAGGTTAGCTATCCGAGCAAACCAATTACGCAGGAAAAACAGAATAATTGGGTTGAACACAATCCAGATATGCCAAAGAAATCAGAAGCAGAACTAAGACAAGAAGAACGTTACTACGAACTTCTTATCAGGCAGGCAAATGCAAATATATCTGAAATAGGTAATGAAAAGGGCAAGCAGGATGAATAGTAGTCTTGCTTGCCCTTTATTTTTTTTGAAATAAAGGAGGTGCTTATATGCCTGACAACACAATAGATAGCCTTGCGATAGAGGTCAGCAGTAACGTATCAAATGCAAGTAAATCCATTGATGATTTATGCAATAAACTGAATCGCCTGAGCAGTCGTATGTCTGAGAGCATCAAGTATCTCAGAGACTTTTCAGCTTCCGTCGGTACGGTCAACTCTGCTGTTCAAGCACTTAAATTGGACAGGCTTGATTTATCAACGATAAACAGTCAATTGCAACAGTTTACGCAGTCCATGAGTGCGCTCGGTAGCCTGAACTTGAGAAACAACGGATTAAACTCATTCGTAAATGCAATCCGCAGATTGAACGAAACATTAAATTCCACAGGTGATGTGTCTGGAAAGATTCAGAGCATGATTTCTGAGCTATCCACGCTTGGCAGTATTCCAGACGTATCAAACAACGTGAACCGGTTTATTTCTTCGTTGGCAAGATTGGCGAATGCAGGCAGCTCTATTGATGCAGTTACATCAAAACTTCCAAATCTTGGTGAAGAACTTAGAAAAATCATAGTTTCATTCTCTGGAATAGGTAATATTTCTCAGCCAATTAATACATTTGTTCAGTCAATATCTCAGTTGGCAAATGCAGGAGATAAAACCGGAAAGACAGCAACTCAGCTTAATGATCTGGCAAATAGCCTAAAATCATTCTTCCAGACGATGAGTACCGCTCCTAGAATCAGTAGCAGTACAATTCAAATGACTCAGGCTGTTGCTCAGTTGGCAAATTCTGGGGCGAATGCCGGTAGAGCGGCAAGGTCTACTGCAAGTGCATTTTCAGGATTGGGACAGGGTGCGGCCACTTCGACAGGAAAGGTCAGAAAACTTGCAAACGCCGTTGGAAGTGTAGGAAGCAAGGCAAAGAAAAGTTTGCCTAGCATCATGTCTCTGGTGGCAAAATTCTGGACGTTGAAATTTGTTGTTGGAAAATTTGGAAGCGCAATTGAAAGTTCCATGAATTTTCTCGAAGATTACAACTACTTTCAAGCGGCGTTTCGTCAGGTAGCAGATAAAGCAGGAGAAACTTGGTCAGAGGCAGGCTATGATTCTGCGGAAGCTTATGCAAATTCATTTAGTAATAGAGCTAGAGAACTTACATCCAAAATGTCTGGGTTCGATGTTTCCGATAATGCGATTTTGACCGCAAATAAATCAGGTAAATCACTCGGTATGGACCCGTCCATGCTCTTGAATTATCAAGGCCAGTTTGCACAGTTGTCGTCCTCCATGGGAACAACTTCTGAACAGGCATTAAAACTGTCGAATGCACTGACTATGATCGGTGCTGACCTTGCATCTGTTAAGAATCTTGATTTTAGCACAGTTTATGAGAACTTATCCTCTGGATTAGTAGGTATGAGCCGTGCTGTAGACAAATATGGTGCAAACATTCGTGTGGCAAACTTACAGCAATATGCGGCAAATCTTGGTATACAAACGTCTGTTTCTAATATGGACCAGGCAAGTAAGGCAATGCTGAGAACGATAGTAATACTGGATTCCACCCGGTACGCATGGGCGGATATGGCAAATACGATAAATATGCCAGCCAACCAGTTACGTATACTTCGTGCAAACTTAGTATCCTGTGCCAGAGCATTAGGTAACATCTTTATGCCTGTAGTTGCGGCAGTGCTTCCATACATCAATGGTCTTGTGATCGCATTCCAGAGACTTTTGACATACATTGGTTCGCTTCTTGGAGTTGATACCAAAATCGGAAAAATGTTCGGTTCTATCGGTGGTGGAAGTGAAAATCTCTCGAATGCACTTGATTCCATAGACGATTCTGGAATTTCGGACGTAAATGATGCTACAAAAGATACAGACAATAATCTGAAAAATGCAACCAAGAGCGCAAAAAAATTAAAACAGTTCCTCGCATCCTATGATGAACTTGAAATTATGAGCAAAGACGATAGTTCTCTGTCAGACCTTGCAAATTCTAAAATTAAAACGCCAAAAATTGACACATCTGCAATTGATGCAGGAATCCTCAACGATGCACTGGATAAACTTTTGAACGAATACCAGAAGAAATGGGATGCTGCCTACAACTCCATGGAAAACAAGGCTATGGCGTTCGCTAATAAGGTCACAGACACATTTAAGAAACTTGCAAAAGCCGCAGAACCTACCACAAAAGCACTGAAAAATCTTTGGAACAATGGATTGAAGCAGCTCAGAGATTTCACATGGACAGCATTAAAAGATTTCTGGAATCATTTTTTAGTTCCGCTTGGCAAGTGGACGCTTGGGGAAAAAGGATTACCACGACTAATCAATGCTTTTAACGATTTTCTTGTGAAAATCAACTGGGACAAAATCAATGCTTCCCTTGTACAGTTATGGGGTGTATTAGAGCCATTTGCTGAGAATGTCGGAACTGGCTTACTTGATTTCTTCGATGATTTCTTTGACAAGGCGGCAGATGGAGTTAATAAACTTCCTGATCTGATTGACAGGTTCAAAGAGTTTATCGCAGCATTCTCACCGAAGCAAGCACAGTCTATCGGATATTTCCTCGGACAGCTCCTGACAGCTTTTGTAGCATTTAAAGGGCTTACATGGTTTGGAAGTATTTTCGGTAAAGATGGAGCGATAGGCAAAGGAATCACCATGTTAGCAACGCATCCATATGCTTCGATAGCGGTAGGATTAGGCCTTACCGTTGCTGCACTTGATAAATTTGGAGTAATTGATGTTGATTGGGACGGGTTATGGACAAGAATCGGGAATCTCAAAGACGTAATTGTGAATTTCATCAAAAACATTGATTGGGATTCGTTAATAAAAACAATCGGCGATGTATGGGATGTATTCCAGCCATTTGCTGAAGGATTCGCAGATGGATTTATCAGCTTTTTCGATATAATGCTGAACGATATTGGTGCCCCACTGATTAATACATTAGTAAGCGTCTTAGATGCTTTCGCAAAAGCCTTAGGAAAGCTTGACGATAAGCAGATAGAAGCTCTTGGCGAAGCTCTAGCACGGTTTTTTATTATAAGGGGAAGCATTAAGTTTGCCCGAAATATATACAATGTAGTCAGTTCTATCAGCGCACTCAGAACAATCTTCGGTGGGTTAGGAACGGTTCTTTCCACAGCCAGTGGTGCATTGCAGACATTCTTTGGCTCTGGACTTGGTTCTACGCTTGCGGCAGGATTCGCAGACAGCATGGTTGTCTTAGGAACTGCAATGGCAGGTTTCAACCTCGGAAAGTGGATAAGTGTTAATCTGTTCGGCGGCGAAGATAAAACTTTTGGAGAGTTTTTGGAAGATAATGTATTCGGATATCAAAAAGGAGATTTTACCGGTGCTATCAACGAATGGATGAAAGATATATTCGGAGTCGGTAATAAACTTACAGAGGATGATTTAAAGGTATTTCAGGAATATGAAGATGCTATTCTAGGTTTGGTTCACGCAAGCCAGATTTCAGGCGAACAAGCATATCCTTTATTAACATTCCTTTCCGAATTGAAAGATAACGGATATAGCACAGAACAGGCGTTGTTTGAACTTGAACTCAAACTCAATAATCTTGGAGTTTCATCAGAGGACTTCGAGAATGCGATAGCAGGAGTAAACAAACCAGTCAAAGACCTTGGAGATACAGCGGAAACATCCTCTAATCAGTTTTCAAATATGGCTGATCGGATTAACAATGTGTCGTTTGAGGATATCTCAGAACAGCTTACAGGATTCCAGACGCTTATCCAGACCGTTGACTTTGCAACTCTGGTAACAGATACGGCAAACGCAATTGATGAGATGGGCGGCATCTGGGAAAATGGAAAACAGATTCTCGGAGAAAAAGCATTACAGATTTATCAGGAAATTTCAAAGGGATTAGAACCGGATGATAACGGCTACTATACTTTAGCAAATGGACAGATGGTGCAGTTTGGAAAAGGTATTTCTGATTATGAAAGCACTCTACAAAGTACAATGGATTCAACTTTACAGGGGGCAATCAACGGCGTTCTGGATAACAATTCTGGTTTTGAATTAGTCACAGAACTCGGAAAGAATCAGATTCTTGCCGTAGGTAGTGGGATTGAGCAAAACGGCAGTAAAGTCACTGAAAAGCTTAACTCAACAATTCAATCATCTGCGAAAGGTGCAGAAGAAACTGCGAAATCAAGCGGCAAAACCCTTGGAAGCAACATTGCAGAGGGATTACAGACTGGAATTAACGGGAAGAAAGAAAGCACAAAGACTTCGATTCTTGATCTAATGAATAACAGCGTAAAAGCCCCTGCACAGGAAGCAGTAGACTCCCATTCTCCGTCCAGATGGTTCAAGCAGCTTGCAGAGTACTGCGGTCAAGGATTCCGAAACGGATTAGAGCCGGGCTTTTCTGCGTCGTTCACATGGTTCGGAAGAATCCGAAGCAGAATCAGCAATTCCATTGGAAACCTGTATAATATCGGTTGGAACTCTATTATTGGCTTAAATAATGGAATTGTAGGCGCGGCACAACAGCTTTATGCAAATGTGCAAAAAATCGCACAAAATATATCAAATACGTTCCGCAAAGTTCTTAAGATTCATAGCCCGTCGCAGGTAATGATGGAACTCGGTGGATTTACCGTTGAGGGATTCCAACTCGGTATGCAGAATATGCTTCCGAAAGTTGAATCCACCATCAATGATATAAGCGCCGAAGTGCAAAAAATTAATACACCAACCGCAGACATTATCACAAAGAGTGCATCCTATCAGGAAATAAAGAGCAGAATGTCAGTTGATACAGATGATTTTGTGGATGATATGCGAAAAGAAATCATGGCAATCAGTAGTAACACGTTTGACAATAATCAGATGATCGGGCAGGCGGTCAAAAACGCCCTGAACGGCATGGCGATCTACGCAGACGGACATCTGATCGGATATCTGAAAGAAGAAAATCAGCAGTTCAGAAACCGTAATGGCTACGGAATATTTGAAGGGTAGGTGATAGAATGAGTGACTTTATTGCAGGAAGTAATTTCCAAGGTTATTTTTTAAAGTTCGGGAGAAGCATTCTCCCGAACAAATTCTTAGCCTACAACGATTACTCCGCAACCCCGAATCAGCGAACAGAGATAGAAGCCTATAGAGACTTGAACAATCTCTTACATAGAGACACAAGCCCTAATTTCAAGACAAAAATAGACTTCAACACACGACCGATGTGGCTACCGGACAAAATTGAAATGCAGTCTGTTTTCAAATCAGGCTTAGTCAATAAGGCGCAGCGGAAATACAAAGTTACATACTGGGACGATGAAGAAAACACCTATAAAACAGGTGTTTTTTATATGCCCGATATTGAGTATAAACCTATCAGAGTTGTAGGAAATAGCATTTTGTATAACAAAATCAGGATTGCACTGATCGAATACTAACAACCAGAGTGCATGGGTGTCACAGCTCATATGCTCTTTTATTTTATAGACGGGAGGATGATTATGGCAGATACAGTATCTTTTGACAGTTTATTGAATACGACGACCGGGATGACTGCTGTTGTTAACAACAAGAAACACGATGATGATGTAGTTAGCGTCACAGGTGTTGATTGGTTTACCTATGCGGGCAAGACTGCCAGTACCATATATGTTTCAGGAAACAATTTTATCGGTTTCGGGCAGAACGCTGAACAGCTCAAAATCTGGCGTAGAGACGGTGCAGTTTATTACATTTACCGTCAAGAGGGGACACTCACATCAGGAAAAAGATTCCTCAAAATCAGAGTCGAGGGATATGTGTATTATTCAAGCACGTCCTCTTCGTATGCGCTGAAATACGAAGTATTCTTAATAGAGGGACAGACTCTTTTTGTCAATGTTATTCAGAGGCCTACAAGCAGTTCGTACACCGGCACATCATCAATCACTGACGGTAAAACCACAACAAATCTGAATATTTCTGTATCTTCTACGGTACCGATTTCAATTCTGGTAAAGAACGCGGGAGTATCACAGGCAGTTAGCTACGAGAAGTTCGTTGACAAATATGTTGTCCAAGTCACCATATCAAAAATGCCAGATAAGACCACATACTATCAGGGCGAATTATTTGACACCACAGGTCTTGTGGTGACTCAAACATACAATGACGGAACATCAGAAACCACCACTAATTATGAATTATCAGGATTTGACAGCAGTTCCGCGGGAGTAAAAGTTATAACCGTTACTGCGTCTGGAAAGATCGCAACATTTGAAATTACCGTCTCAGAAACCTCTATTACCGCTATATCCGTTACTACAATGCCAACCAAGGTAAATTACCACATTGGAAAAGAATTTAATTCTACGGGCATTGTGGTTACTGCAACGACAAGTGATGGAAATGCTATAGATGTCACAAAAGGCTGCACATATTCTGGATTTGACAGTAGTTCTCCGAAACAATGCGGAATAACTGTCACTTACGGTAATTTCACTTGCACATTTGAAGTTACTATTATGCATCCAGAAAGAATCTCAAACATAGAAAGTACTTCTGGAATTTATTTCGTAGGTGATACTACAGAGGTAAAAGTTACAGCTATAACTGTCGAATACTCAGACGGTTCAGAAAGAATAGAAAGTGGTTATGTCGTTGAAAATAAAGTTCTTTCAGAATCCGGAACAATTCCTATTAGTGTCAAATATTTTAATGTAATAGGCGTAGTGAACGTTTCTGTGTACAGCTCACTTTTGCTTCATATTGGTTCGCCAAATTACGAGGATGTAACCGCTAATTTTGATCCTAATACAAATACTTTAACCATATCTGGAACTGGAAAACTTACCGATAGTTTGTCGGATAATTTAGAGAACATAAATATCCCGAACAATTTATACACAAGATGTACAACTTTATTTTTTGAAGACGGCATCACAGAAGTAGTAGGCTCGTTTAGCGGCGATTTTAAGTCATTAGTAGATATTAATTTTCCAAATACAATCACATATATTGATACAGATAGTTTTCCTATATTTTTAGGAACAAGGCTTGAGATTCCAGCGTCAGTGAGCGCTATATACAGCGACGCTTTCAAGTCTTGCCCGAATTTAACGGAAATAATTTTCCATGAAGGTCTGGAAGAGATTGGAGAAGGTTCTTTTGAAGGATGTAATTCATTAAAGAATATTGTGTTTCCAGAGTCATTGTGGGCTTTGGATTATGCTTTTTCTGGCATAACTCTTGATTATATAGAAATTGGAAGAAAAAACATAGCATTCGACGCTAATATAAGAGTTCCAGACTGCAAAAGCTTAACCATTCGGGGCGGAGACATTGACCAAATATTTTATACAACCAGTTTAGAAAACATTACTTTGAAAAAGGATGTGGTTTTTTCAAGGACTCTTGTTTTTTCAAAATGTTCAGCATTAAAATCTGCAACTATTGAAAATGGTATTACAGTTATTCCAGCAGAATGTTTCAAAGATACTCAACTTGCAAATGTATCTATTCCTGCGAGCGTGGCAAGCATTGGCGAAAACGCTTTCAAAACATCCGTGACAACAAATATCACATTAAATAAGAAAACTAATGAAATTTCTGGCTCGCCGTGGGGAGCAACAGGCACAATTACATGGTTAATTCTGGCAACTCGAATTGAAGTCTCCCATATGCCTACCAAAACTAGATATTTCGTAGGTGAACCATTTGACGCTACAGGTCTTGTGATTACTGCTTATTACGCCGACAACACGTCCACACAGGCAACAGGATATACCTTATCAAGCCCGGATATGTCCGCATACGGAAGCAAAACTGTAACGGTTACATTCGATGAAAAGACCGTAGATTTCAGTATTCTTGTGGTAGATATTTCTGGAATCGAAGTAAAAACCATGCCTACAAAAATCGAATATCCGAAAGGAGATGTGTTCGACACAACAGCATTATCCATCCTTGTTAAATATACTGATGGCACATCAGAAACAAAAACAAGTGGATTTGAAGTATCTGGATTTGATAGTTCTTCTGTTGGCGAAAAAACAATCACAGTAACCTATAAAACCCATACCGCCACTTTCAAAGTGACTGTATACGACCTTTCAGGAATCCGAATTACAAGTTTTCCGTCAAAAGTTTACTACAAAATCGGAGAATCATTTGACCCGTCTGGTCTGACTGTCGCAGAATTAAGACAGGATGGAACGGAGAAAGAAATCACAGATTATGACATTTCTGGTTTCGATAGCTCCACCGCAGGTTCTAAAACCATCACTGTTTCTTATAATGTGACAGCTAATGGAGTTTCTAAATTTATCGGCTCTGATAGCTTTCAAATCAAAGTCACAAACGATGGAAAGAACCCATTTGATGATAGTTCAAGCGACGGCTCTGGTGATGTTGAAGAGGAGAAAACCGAGCCAATAAAAGTAACGGTACACTGGATTAATGGCGAATTTGCCGACCTTACAAATGAAAATATCGACCAGAATACACTCACTTTGCAGGAGTCTATTTGCTCTGAAAGCTATTTCATTTTCGGCGGTTGTGTCTGCAATCAGATAACGTTTCAGGCTCACCACGATCAGTTCAATGGCACTTCGGAAGAGTTTTATCCGTCTGGGAAAATCGAAGTTTACATCGAGAGAAAAGGAACAAAAATCAAAATTTTCACAGGCGAAATCGACAGCGCAGAGCGAAAAGCAAATTCCCTGACACGTAATTTTATCGCATACGATTATCTGTATAAATTACGGAATACTGATATTGCAAGGTGGTATAAAAACCAGACGACTGATAAGAAGAAAAAGCTGACTCAAAAGCAATTCAGAGATAAATTATTTGAGTTTTTGGGACTCGAACAAGTTAGTACAAAACTGCATTGGGACGACACCTATGTGCCCGATACGAATAACTCAAACGAGATGAACGTAGTAAATATTCTAAAAGATTTGTGCTTGCAGAATGATCGCTTTGGATGGATGAACAGAGATGGTAAGTTTGAGTATCTGAAGCTTCGCCAGAACAGTTACAGATACGGGCAGACCACCGGTAATCAGAACATTTATAAATACTATAACAACGAAGAAGTTCACCTCGATACGTTCAAAAGTTTTACCGCAAAAGAGGGCAGAATCTGGTTCCCGAATGTTATATTTTGTGATCCTGACCCGAACAGAGCCTTTGGCTTTACACAAGGCGATTATACAGCGCAAGAAGCATATGATAACAACGTTTATTACAACAGAAATAGCTTCTTTGTAGGAAATGAAGATTGGCTAAATTACGTTTGGAACGCTGACGAATACGGTGGTATTTCAAGGGCTGAACCGATTATGAAGATTTGCTATGGCGTATTCGTAAATCAAGATTTACGGAAATATTACCGTGCGCAGGGATATACCGCCGAGGTTCAGGGAAACCCACTGAACATGGTTGGACAGGCAGTCGAACTCTACTATAAGAAGCAGATTCAGCACGACGATCAGGAGCCTACAGAACTGCAATGGTACGTTCATTCATACATCATGAGCAGGACACTCAAAATCGGCGCTACGGACATGATTGACACCTATTCTGCTAACAATGCACCGTTTAATAGTAACAGCCAGCAGTTAGGAAAATACACTCCCGAAATATCTGGAACGGTCAATCTTACACGATCTGAAATGCCGACAATCAGTTATGCGGAATTTACAGACGGTTCGGATTCTGAATTTTCACCGGCAATGATTGATGATTTTACAGACGGTTCTGGTAGCACTTCTGAGCAATTAAAAAAGGCGCAATTGAGGTGCGTAAAGCGAATAAAAAAAGCTGATTACGACGCTCTTGTAGCCGCAGGAACTGACCGAGCAGATACGTTGTATTTCACATTTGAGGAGGGCTGATTGGATGATATATAAGGCATTTTTGAACAGACAGGAAATCACCGGGTTTCCTGTCAAAGGCGTGGAGACAGACGAAATATGGGGCGGGGATGTATTGTTTTGGAAAAAAAGTGAAGAAGTAGCATCAAACGTATTCATATTTGAATGGAAAGACGAAATAACATTTACCTTAAAAGGCAACGGCGAAGTAACGGTAGAGAACAGCTATGGATATTCAACAACCTCTCCCAAAAGTACAAGTGTGCGGCAATTTAAGTATCAAAAAAGCGGAGTTTATAAGACAAAATTAACACTTCAAGCGAATGTAAAATTTATTCTTTCCTTTGTGAATAAAAAAATACAAGATAATTCTACTACGTACCATTATGAAAGTAGCTTAACAAGAATACTTTCAGCAATTCCGGTAAACATAAGCAGAGTCACAACGAATGCTAGTTTTGCATTTTATACACCTGATTTTTGCGTCACTGGGCCAAATACAAACGCCCCATATTTTTATGAAGTTCCAGAAAAACTATTTCAATATCATAAAAAATTTACCACTATTGACTATGCTTTTTATAATTGTGTAAACTTCAAAAAAATACCTACAAAATTGTTAGATGGAATGACAGAATTGGAATCTGTTGAAAATACATTCAGAAGAACATCAATAATAGAAATTCCAGAGAATCTGTTTTATGATTGCACCAAAATACACTTATTCAGTAATACATTTGGAAACACAGACATAACTGAGATACCTGCTGGTTTGTTTGCGACACAAAAAGAGCCAAATACCTTTACTGGATGTTTCAGAGGAACAAAAATAACAAGAGTTTCAGCAGAACTGTTTAGTTGGATAAGTAATATCCCTAAAGACGACTGGCCGTCAAGCACCATATCTTTTCAAGAGACATTTATGGATTGCGCAGAATTAAGATATGTAGATGATAACTTATTAAGCTTTATGATAACAAATACGAGTTGGACTTACTGGATAAGAATAGCTAAAATCTTTAGTGGATGCTCAAAAATGGCAAATGCTCCTAAATTATGGACAGTTTCGGATAGTGGTTATAAAAATGCTCCATACGGCAGTGATGACGCGTACAAAAATTGCACATCTCTTCCGTGGTATAGTGAAATTCCGAGCTCAATGAAATAATATAGAAATAGATATCGCAAATAAGAGCTTACCTTTATTTATTTTAATATTAATTTTGCCAAATAAGAGCGCATTTTCCATAAAAACTCAAATAAACCCTTATTCGCCCAAATAACCCCAAAATCTCAGTCCTTACCGTACTAAAATGTAACTATATTAAAAATAAAAAATGAATAATTTGTAAACGTAAATTTTACTTGTTTTCAGAATAAATCAATCATCTGAGAAAATAATAAAATCCAGAAATAAATATTCTGTCAAATAGCAATTTTCGTTTACATAATATCTCAATGTAACGTTACAATAACGTTACCAGTAACGCAATGTAACGCGATAGAATAAGAATAAGAAATAGAATAAGAATATAATTAATATATATACGAGATATATATTAATCGTCGAATAAGCACTATTCGACCCTGACATTCTTAACTCGTTTCAGCCCAAGGCAAACCATTTTTATTAGCAACCTTGTATTTGGCTCATATAGCGATTTTATGTGCGATTCGATAAAATCCTAGAATAACATATAAAAATTGATTTTAGTGGCAAATACGGAGCTTACAAGGCATATTTAACAGAAAGGAGCAACGCGATATGACAAACGAACAGAAAACAGTTCTCAGGAAGATTATTTATGCGGTCGAAACCGGCGGACAGGTTTACGGACAACAGGATTATTCGGACTTCACGGAAGCCTACACCAATTCTTCCGAAGAACACGCAATTACAATCGGGGCAGGACAGTGGTACGCAACCGAAGCTAAGACGCTTCTGGAACGAATTTACGATGCCGACCCGGAACAGTGGGAGAAGATAGACAAGGTCAGACTTCTGGAACAGGTCCAGACTGCAAATTGGGAATGTTTTAATATTTCCAGAGTGTCACAGCTTGCTGATACCATAGTTGCTCTTATTTCGTCCGATTTGGGCGTTAAATGCCAAGATAACCTTATGGATGAACAATTAGCCACCTATGCGGAAGAAGCCTTTGAACAGGGCGTTACTGACGCCAGAGCACAAGCCATGTGTGTGAATTTTAGACACCAAGGCGGACAGGGAGCAGTAACGAGGATTTTGGTAAAGACTCAGAAGCCATATACGCTCGATAATCTCTATGCAGCCTGCCAGACGGACACAGGAAATCAGGTGGGGGCATATAAGAGCAGACAGAGCTTTATTTATGACGCTTTAAAGACATATTTTCCAGAAAGTGAGGAAACAGACATGAACGCAATTGATAAATTAATCCAGATCGCAAAGAATGAAGTCGGATATCTTGAAAAGGCAAGCAATAGTCAGCTTGATAGCAAGACAGCAAATGCCGGAGAAAATAATTATACAAAATACTGGCGAGATATTAAGCCGGATTATCAAGGACAGCCATGGTGCGCTGCATTCGTTTCGTGGTGCATGATGAAAGCATTCGGCTTAGACACAGCAAAGAAACTTTTGAAACACTGGCCATACGTTTACTGCCCGACAATGGCAGATTTGTTTACTTTGAACAGCAATCCAAAAGTCGGAGACATTGTTATTTTCTACAGAAACGGAGAATTTACGCATACTGGAATCGTAATAAAAGTGTCAGGAGATCGGTTCTGGACAGTCGAAGGAAATACTTCTGGTGGCTTTACAATTATCGCAAATGGCGGTGGTGTATGCCAGAAAAGCTACTACAATAGTAATCTCCCGGGTACAAAATTCTGCACTCCAAACTACAGTTTAGTAAAGAATACAACGCCAGTTTCAGACTCAGATACCATCAAAAAGCAGAACACAAGAGCCTACATTGCGCAGATAAAAAAAGACACAAAATGTTATACAAAATCAAACAAAAACAGCCCGTCAAAGATGTTTCCAAAACTGAAAAAAGGTGCAGTTGTAGAGGTGATGAAGTACACAGAAACCGACAGTTCAGGGTTGAAATGGTACTTCATCCGCATCCCTTATCCGAACGATGATGGGTTCGTTTTTGAATTTATTCCAAAAGGAACATTCACTAGAATTACAGATATTTCTAAATGACAGTTGTAATATGACTTTTATAATGCTATAATAAATATGTTCGATATAGTAGTTCGTATTGCAAAACCCTTTTATTTTTAAGTGTGACATTAAAAATGACCGCCAATTACTCCTTCCCGGGTTGGCGGTCATTTTCGCTGTCAGCTTATGTAATTTTCATATTTTTCTTTGATTTCTTTTGCCCCATTCTGTCTTATCTGGACAACATCCCCAGAATCCATGATGAAATTATCTCCTGCCGACTGGATGTGATCCATGTTCACCAGATAACTCTGATGGCAGCGCAAGAATCGCTTATCAGACAGCTTTTCTTCCAGATCGTTCAGCTTGCAAGTAGTCACAAAACATCGGTTATTTGTAGCGAAAATATGGCAAACTCTTGCCTGACTCTCGACGTACTCAATTTCATCGTATTTGAGCCGGTTTATCTGCCTGTGGAATTTGAACGTCAATGTTTCGTCCCTCATCTGTGACAGAATCTCGTCGATAGCCCGGTATATTCTACCGTATTCCTTGCCCTTGACCGCATACTGCATAGCACCGACGTCGAATGCTTCTTGCAGATGAGAATCGTCGGCTGTCCAGAATATAATCTTTCCATCATATCCAATATCCCGGAGCCGGTTCGCAATCTCCAAACCGTTCTCATTTTCCAGAATCATATCCAGTACAATTACATCGTACCATTTACCCTCTTTCACATCTTCAACAAGCGGATAACCTGCTGAATACTCGCTGATTTCATAGCGATAATCTCCTTTGCGCCGTAAGAATCCCGATACGCACTCTTTAAACAAGTCAACTTCAAGCTGGTTATCGTCACATATGGCTATTCTCATATGCGCACCCTCCTTTCGTAGTCTCAATTTGTCAAAATACGCCATGATTTTGACAGTACACACATTTTTCTTCTTGCTTGTGGTATTATTGTCCCACAAACAAAGTGTAGCACTTGAAATTGTTAGTGTAAAGCATTAAAGTTTGACATAATTCGCAAAATATGGTTTCTGTGTCCGGGAGGATGTGTGGATAGAGAGACTGCCTGCGAGAACGACAGGCAAAAGAAAGAGGGGCAGTTGCCCCTCTTGTTTATTTCGCTAAATACAAAACTGAAACAGTATCTATTTTTACGCACATTCCATTCTCTAACGGTAGATTCCCAATTTCACTGGAATACAAAGAATTAATGCTTTCTAAGTCAGAACCAAGACTTTCTTTATATTTTTTTGAAGCAACATGGTATTCTTCTGAATGTTCGTAATCATCATTCTTATAATCATCGTAGCTGTCATATACGCTAATAATTCCTGCTCCGTCGGTTATTGAAAAGGTGTACTTTCCGGCAGGAATATCTTCGCCAATAATATAAACACCTGGATTTAGCCTGCCGGTATCATCAAGAGAATCGTTTTCCTGAGAATTAGAATTTTCACTTTCCACGTCTTTTAAAATAGCTTCTTTTAATTTAGTTCCGTCTGAAAGACGCGTGATTGATAGTGAATCATCCCAAATTGAGCAAGCCAGAGTATCATTTTTGAAATTCCAAACGTTTGTTAGAACTACTCCATCATAACCACCCTTATAGAAATCATCAGTAACATAATCATAATCATACCAATCCTGCTGAGATGCTTCCGACAATACACCGGAAACCTTTGAAGCAAATGTGCCAACTTCATCATCTGGCACGTTCTCACTTATAACGACGCTTAGATGCAAGGATTTAGTGTTTTGGTCAATCACACACTCAGATGCTTCGACAAACCCATCTTCACCATTGATCTTATTAAGCATTTCATTAATGTTGTCAAAGGAAGTAGCACTGGCATTGACAGGAGAAATGCATAAAAAAGCACACATCGTCATAATTCCACAAACTCTCTTTTTCATAAAATCCTCTTTTCTGCTAAAGAAATCTCATATACTGCACTGCAATAAAAACTACTTCAATGATTCCGACAATAATTCCGAACCATGAGCCAATATGTCTATATTCCTCTTTCTTTGTGCCAATATCTACTAATCCTACAATTGCTCCTGCCAGAGCCAGAGGAAACGACAGGATAATTGGCAACGGAAGAATGAATGCCACACCTGCCAGAATACAGGAAATGACGCTCAGGGTTGAATCTTTCTTCTTTTCACCTTTGCTCATACAATCCCCTCCCTTGTTAAAATTTTACAATATTATACCACCTCATGCAAACTATGCATAGTAAAATATCAAAAAAGTAGATTATTTTTGCAGAAAAACTCCCTGATTTTGCACTTCCCAGAAAAATTACACAAGTGTGTGCTATAATGCGTGATATATTTTTAGAAAGAGTTGGTAGTAATGGAGAAGAACAGATACAGGATAGTCGTATTCATCCTGATATTTTACGAAATATTCTGTGCGGTGCATATACCGTCACATGATATAGCAGAACGCCACCGCAGAGATGTGCAGATTACAAAAGAAGCTGCGAAACAAATTTATTCCGCCCAGATGCAGGAGTTGAGCGAGATCAAGGAAATTTGCAATGTCGGATGCTGTATTCACGAAAGCACAATTTGCTTTGAGATTACGAAGTTTGCCTACGAAATAACAAAAGTCCATGTGTATATTTGGCAGTTGCCAAGAGGGAATATCGGTGGTATAATGATGAAAACGAACTAATGTTCGGTTCTGTTTCCTACAAGCCGGGCATATACTGTAATGTAGGTGGTAGTTGTGACAGGGAGGGCTATTTATGGATTATAAAGAGAAAATCATGGCTTTATTAGAAAAGGTTAAAACAGAAGAAACATTAAAACGGGTATATAAACTGTTAGAATATTTGTATTTAAAAGAAAAGTAAAAATAAAAGCCCCTGCGTTTACAGGGGCAAATTTGTTATTCTGTTTTTAAATCATCTGGAGAAGCCGAAAAATAATATTCGAACTTAGAACTATCATATTTTGATCCTATCATTTCATTGATTTTGTCCGCAATGGCAGTTCCCATTTCTTCTCCAAATTCCGAATCCTCTACTTTAGTTTTCTTATACTCCGTAAAGATGTTACCCCACCAATATATATTTGGCTTTTGGACTATCCCTTAAAAACGCGCCCGCATTTTTTGCATTGATATTTAGTAGAAAAGAAACCCCTGCTAATTATCTGTACATTGGCACTCCGACAAGTGATTGCCGGGCATTTTATTTTTCTGGTAATTTTGTCGATAGTTTTTCTTTTTCTCATTTAAGTCCTCCTTGGTGATTTTTTATATATTATAATACACAAAGGACTGATAGTATAGTTAAAACGCAAAAAAAGACTGGGATTTTTACCCCAGTCCTTTTTATTAGTTGCTTTCTAATTCGGTCAAAATTTCTTCAAGCTGTTTCCAATGCTCTTCACTAAGCTTTGCGAATTTAACAAGGATTTTTTTTGCAAATTCATTATCCCCGGTCATTACCGAATCTACGATAGCCTGCGCATCGCCATCGTCGTCCATAAACATGTTACCGTCGCCGCTCACAAGCCAGTCATAAGAAACCTTATAAGTAGTACAGATCAATTTTAGAAAATCGTCATCTGGAACTGTTCTTCCAAGTTCTATATTTTCAATTTTACCACGGCTTTTTAAACCGAGTTTTTTTGCAAAGTCTTCTCTTGAAAGTCCTAAGTATTTTCGCAGCTCTTTCAACCGCTCGCCCATTTACCCACCTCCTTTCTTTATTTTATGGTAACAGTATAACATTTTTAAAATACGTTGTCAACGTAAAAATATTTAAAAACACGTTGACAATGCGTTATAGATGTGATATTATACGTTCATAACGTAAGAGATGTGGAGGTGAACAAATGTCAGAAGAAAAGAGACAGCTTATCAGAGATGTAACAACACGAATCAATAAGCTTCCGGTAGATAAGCAACACTACATTTTGGGATACATGAATGGCGTTGCTGATACTGTTGAGAGTGATACTCAGAAAGAAGAAGCAACAATTAGAGATAGTAATTAGAGAGGAGACGATATTACGGAACAGTTAATACCTATTAATTACAGTAGTGAACAACCTACTGTATCAGCCAGAGAGCTGTATGCAGGGCTTGAAATTACAGACAGATTTTCGAGATGGTTTGAAAGAATGTCTACATATGGTTTCGCTGAGGGAAGCGATTTTACAAGCGTGAAAAGTTCCACACTTGTAAATAACGGAGCAGAAAGAGAAATTTCTGATTATCAAGTTTCTATAGACATGGCAAAACAGATTTGCATGATTCAGCGGTCAGAAAAAGGCAGACAATACCGACAGTATTTCATAGACCTCGAAAAAGCATGGAACACACCAGAACAGGTTTTTGCCAGAGCATTGAAGATGGCAGACCAGACCATTGCGAAGTTGAAAGATTCGGTCAAGTTACTGTCAACGGAAATCAGTGTCAAAAACCAGATAATCGGCGAACTGAAACCGAAAGCCGACTACTATGATGAAATCTTAAAGAATCCGGGACTTGTGACCATTACCCAGATTGCTAAGGATTATGGAATGTCTGGGAAGAAGATGAACGATATTCTGCATGACATCGGAATCCAGTACAAGCAGAGCGGACAGTGGTTACTGTACAGCAAATATCACTGTATGGGCTATACACATTCCGAGACCGTTGATATCGTGAGATCGGACGGTAGACCGGATGTGAAGATGAATACTAAGTGGTCACAGAAAGGAAGAATATTTCTTTACGACAAGCTGAAAGAGAGTGGGATTCTTCCGGTGATTGAGCAGGAGATGACAAAATGATAAAAACTGATGAACTTCGAGGAATATTTGAGAAGAATAGAAAATCTCAGACGGACGTTGCCAAAATGCTTGGAATTACGCCAAAAACATTTTATGGAAAGATGCAGAAAGGAATTTTCAACAGTAATGAGATTCAGACAATGATTGATGAATTTCATATCGAAGACCCGATTGATGTTTTCTTTTCTAAAGCAAATTAAGTAGGAGGTGAGAATGTGACAGCATCCAAAATTGAAATTCGTCAAGCAAACGGCGAAAAAGGAATCTTCACAGAAATTTTTGTGGATGGTCGAAAACTCGATGGAGTAAGAAGTTTTGAATTAAAACAGAAGCCCGGAGATTCGATACCAACACTTTCGATAGACTTAAATGCTTTGGATTTATCAATTGATTTGGGAGTACTAAAGATAAATCAAACAGGTGTCGGAGAAATTGAAAGCATTAAATTCAAAGGGAGCGAAATGCCTGTTGAATTTTGTGAGACAGAATAGGCTCCCATATTTCAGAGAGCCATCGGGTTACTTGTCGAGGTTTCTCAGGATTGAACAATCGCTGGCACGATTGCAACATCCTGTAAGGCCTGCGTATCTGCATCTTAATCTGCCTTTAATTGTTTGATAATTTTTATCTTCGAGTGAAGAAGCAGATAGTTGGGTAAATTCAACCTGATAGTTTTTATTCTGTTTGGTACAGAATCCAGAATACATCATTAATCTATACCTCCTTTCATAAGGAGAGTATACCACATAAAAAATCGGAGGGACATAAAAACGGCAAAAGCATTAATCCTGTCAGCTCTGATCGGCGGTATGTCACCGTACCTGCCGTTCTGGAGATTTGACAGTGCATCACAGCCGGTTGCAGTAGCAATCGTAATATTCGCATTATCATTCGTGTTTATTTACCCGGATGAAATTAAAAGAACCGGAGGAAGAGAAAGATGATTGAGACAAAAATGGGAGAAATCACACTTAAAGGCAGTAAAGCAGAATTAATAGCTGACTTAGCGGTTGTCGTTCGAGGAATCAAAGAAACCATTATGGAAGACGGCAAAAAAACAGAGGAATCTGTGAAGCAGGAGATTGACGAAGCGGTCAAAATCGGACTGATGAACGAAGAAGAATTTAAAACTATTCAAAAAGAAAAAATCAAAGAAGTTGTAAAAACATTATTTGATGATTTACTTGGAGGGCTTTTCGATGAAGATAAAGGAGAATGATTTTAATAAAACCGTAGACGAACTATACCAGTTATGCAGACGCGTTCAGAAAGAAACCGGCAGAACGGTAGCATTTCATTTTGCAAACTACAAGATCGGATGCAGCTTGCACATCAACATATATAAGAAAGAATCATTAAGAGAGTTTGATATGTACAGCATTGTAGAGGGCGGTTGCCAGCAGGGAGAAAATGTGAAGAAAGTAACTGACCATTTGAACAAAATTTTGATGGACAACAAATGCCCGTATTGTGAGGAGGATTGCGATGGAGAAAGAAAATAAGATGGATTTCAGAGCAGAGACCGTAGCCGAGGAGTATGCAGAGCTGGTAGGCAGATTAAAGGCATTTGAAGCGTACCTGAACACAACCGAAGCAAATACGTATTTAAAGAAAGAGGTTTGTGCAGCTATACTCGGACTGAATTTGGAGGACAAGGAAAAATGAAATGCTATAAGGGATTTGACAAAGACTTAAAATGCCGTGATTTTCAGTATGAAATCGGAAAGAAGTATGAAGAAGAAAGAGCCGAGATTTGTGATACGGGATTTCATGCTTGTGAGAATCCGTTGGATGTATTTGGATATTATGCACCGGCTGATTCCAGATATTGCGAAGTCGAGCTGGATGCAAACGATCAGAAATCTGACGACAGCAAGAGAGTAGGAAAGAAGATTTCGATTAAAGCAGAAATCGGAATTGCCGGAATTGTTAAAGCCGGTCTGGAGTACATTAAAGATCAGGTTAACTGGGACGATGATAAAAAGTCCAACACCGGAGTCCAGTCAGCGGCAACCAACACCGGAGTCCAGTCAGCGGCAACCAACACCGGAGTCCAGTCAGCGGCAACCAACACCGGAGTCCAGTCAGCGGCAACC